AAGTTGGTTTTATTCTCATGCAGAAACTAAACAAAGAGTATTAGAACGCTTATGTAATTTAATGAAAGTTGCTTGGGCTGAAGGTAAAAAAGCTGGAATGATATTAGGAGATGGCGCTTATAAATTCCTTAGCGTTATGCCAGATATTGCTTTACAGGATTTTGGTATCTATGTGGGTGATAGCGGTAAAGACGATTCTATGAAGCAGGTAGTACAGCAAATGGCTCAAGCATCGTTACAGTCTGGAAGTATTGATTTACTAGGCGTAATTAAAGTTATGAAAGCTGATACTATGACAGAAGCAGAAAAAGTGTTAGAACAAGGAATGGACGAAATGAAAAAACAACAACAAGCTGCTATGGAACAACAAATGCAAGCTCAACAGGCTGCCGCGCAACAAGAGCAACAAAAATTTGAACAAGAGGCTCAGTTGAAACAAATGGATAATGAAGCAAAAATGAAAATAGCAGAAATGAATAATCAAACTAAAATGCAAATTGCAGAAATGCAAGCAGATACAAATAGAGATATTAATGATGCTAAACAAATTAATGATAAAACTAATAAAGCTGCTGATATGTATATATCAGAAGAAGATAAAGATAAAGAATCAAAAGATAAAAAAGATAGTGGTGCGTTAAAAAGAAGTAGTACAACGTCATCACAAGAGCAACTAATGAAGGCTGCTCAGAAAATATAATATTTTTTGTATCTTTGCAAACAGGGAAATAATTAAAAAAAAGAAAACATGTCAAAAGAAGAATCAAAATTAGTTGATGAGGTTATAGATAACCCATCAGGAGAAGAAAAAATTGCAGAAGGTGAGTTTAACCCATTAGCATTTGTAGATGATGTATACGGATCTAATACAAAAGACAGCTCAGAGGATACTGGAGAGGTATCTAAAGAAGATGAAGATGGGTGGTCATGGGAAGAAGACCAAAAAGCAAAAGAGACAGAAGAAGTTGTAGAAGAAGAAGAGGAAGAGTATGATTGGGAGAATACTACCAAAGAGTCCACTGAAGAATCTACAGAAGAAGAAAAATTAAATTGGGAAAAAGTTGGTAAAGAATTAGGTATAGAAATTAATTCTAAAGAAGACCTTGTTAATGCTATGAACTCTATGCAAAAAGAGTCTAGGCCTGTTCAGGAAGACAACCAAGTATCTCAATTAAGAGGGTATCTTAAGTTAAGCGATAGAGATTTAGTTGCTGAAGAGTTAAGACATGATGGTATTGAGGAGCATGAATTAGAAGAGTCTATTGATAAATTAGAAGACTCAGGAATGCTTAAGATGAAAGCTAAAAGTGTTAGGCGAGTTTTAAATCAAGCTATTGACCAACATAACGACAAAACAAAAAAAGAAAAAGCTAATGCAGAAATTCAGAAAAAAGAATCTGTTGCAAAAGCAAAAGAAGGATTAAAAACTCAGATTAAAGAAATGAATGAGTTTATGGGAGGAAAGGTTACAAAAAAACAGAAGGAGGAAATATATCGTTTTGCTACAGGTGATATGATGAATGAAATATGGAAAGATCACGCCAATGTTGCGGATGTTGCTATGTTTATGTTGTATCGCGAGCAAATAGAGAAAATTCTTCGTTCTCAAGGATTGGCAGACGGCAAAGCCGCTATCATGGATAGTATAGTCTCACCAAGCCTTAACACTGGAAAGAATAAATCTAACTTCAAAGTGGAGTCAGGTACGTTTGATCCAAAAGCGTTCATGAACGAGTAAGTCTAATTAAGTAAGTCAAAGACTACTAGGTTGAAAGTTAATTGAGCAAAAAAAATGTTTAATTAATAAAAAAAAATTTAAAAAATGGCAACAACAAGTACGGGTACGTATGGAAGAGGAACAACTGCTGCGAATGCACTTAACGCAAATTTGTTACAACATCCAGAAATTGCTAAAACTTTAATATCTCTTTACCCAAGATATTCTATGACATATCTTCTTGAAAAAACTAGAAGACATGCTGCTGAAAAAGTTTTAGGAGACAGTTCTTACGAATGGAAAGTAATGAATCGTCTAAACAAAAAAACTATAATTAAAACACACGGTACACCTGCTGGTGGATCTGGTGGTGCGTCTGCTGCTGCTGGCGTTAACATTGTAGATTTAATATTTACACCAACAAATGGTGGAACTGCTGAATCTCAATTTAATTTATACGATGTAGTTAGATTCCCATCTGGAGCTACTGGGCTAGTTATTGCAGGTCCTGATGCTGATCATAAATATACAATTGAAGCTATCACAGATGTAACTGCTGCTGATAATACTGCAAATTCTGTAGTTGGTAGAATTGGTTCTGCATTCCCTGCTGGTTCTGCTGGATCTGATGTAGGAGAGAACAATGCTTACCCAGATACTTACAAGAACTGGATGACAATCAACAGAAAGAAATGTACAATCACTGGTAAAGATGCCACTGATGTTTCTTGGGTTGAAAACAATGGTCAAAAATTATGGTACTTTACTAAAGAGAACCACATGATGGATCAATTCATGTATGAGCAAGAATTACAAAGATGGTACGGACAAACGTCTGTAGCAACTGCTGCAACTAACTACTCTGCAACTAACACTGATATCATTTCTGGTATTGCTGCTGGTACTTATGCTGATGGTTCTGCAAGAGCTTTATCTACAACTACTGATGGATCATTCACAATTGGTGATGGTGTATTAGCACAGATTGACGGTTCTAATCAAGCTACATATGCTGCTGGAACATTAACTGAAGATATTATCACTGAGTTTATTGGTAAGATCTCTTTAAATGCTCAAAATGCTGAAGGTAACGAATGGGTGGTTTTCACTGGTACTGAAGGACGTATTGCGTTCCACAGAGCTATGAAAGACTTAATCGTTGCTCCTTCTGGTGCTATGACTGGAGGTTCTATGAAAGACATCAAAGCTGGTTCTGATGTATCTTTAGGTGGAAACTTCACATCTTACCATGCATTAGGAAACAAGATCACTATCGCTTACTGTCCAGTATTTGATGATGCTCATGTTCACGGTGCTTCAGGTGGTACTAATTCATTTGGTGATACTAGATTAAAAGAATCTATGAAGATGGTGTTTATGGATTTTGGTACAACTTCTAGCGTTGCTAACGTAGAGTTAATCACTAAAGGTGCTGCTGGAATTAATCGTTCATTAGTTAAGAAATATGTTGGAGGTATGGTAAACCCTTACGATACTAAAGGTATGTTAGCTGCTAATGGTGATGACAGATTCCAATGTCACGCATTATCTGAGTCAGGAATTGTTGTTAGAAACCCACTTTCTTGTGGAGTTCTTTCTGCTGCCTAATTCACAATATTAATTTGATGGAGGGAGGCTTCGGCCTCCCAATATCGCCTAAAAAAATAAAAAAAAATGGCAAATTATTTAGATTTATCAGGAAAGTCTTCTGCGCAAGGTCAAGGTAGACTTCCAAAATTAAGAGGGCAAATAGCTCCAACAAGTACATTAACATCAGATACAACGCTTTATGATTATAATAGCGGTACTACTTATTTCTGTGATGGGTCAAGCGCAATTGACATAACACTACCTTCTGCAAAAGCAGGGTTAAATTTTAAATTTATAGCAACAGATACAACTGCTGATATAGATATTATTCAAGCTGCGGCTTCAGAAGATTTTATTGGCTTCATTTTAGATGGCGCTGGTACAAAAGATTCCGCTACAAGCTCTGATACAAAAATTGTTTTTGACACAAGTGGTGGTGCGTCTGCTGGAGATTATGTAAGTTTATCTTGTAATGGAACAAATTGGTTCGTTGAAGGAGCATGTAGTTCTGCTGCTGACGTAGTATTTGCATAGAAGTTAATTAATGGAAGACGGAGGGGTTAATCCCCCTCCAAATTCCTTATATTTGCAAAATGAAAACAATATTAGTAGTAAGAGACGGAAAGGTTGTTGAAATCAATCCAGATGAATTACAAGAAAGTAAAAGTAATATACTATTAAAAGAAGGATCAAAATTAAAATGGGGAGATAAAAACTATCAAGAAACTAGAATCTCTACTAATGAAAAAGGGCAAAGAAGAATATTTAAAGAGACTGCAAAAAAGTCTAAATATTATATAAACAAAAAATAACAGGGAGTATTAATTAAAAAAAAGAAAAAATGGCACACCTAATTTATGTAAAATCAAAACAACCGAAGAAGTTTAGCTATTGTAAGTTCGGTGCTTACACAAGAAAAAATGGAAAGAAATCTGTATTATTAAATCCAGACGATCTTCCTGTAGATGGATGGGAGATGTACGATCCATTAACTACATTAGATATTGACAATCAGTATGACAGAAGAATTTATGATTTTCTTTTAGAGCATCCTTTTATGACAAGCGGGAAAACATATGAAATGATTGATACTAAAGCAAATGTAGAAAAGCAAGCTGCTAATATCTTAGAGTCTGCTGAAGCTGTTCAAGTGGCTATATCTATTAAAGACAATGAATTAAATGATTTAAAGAAATTATTTGGTATTGGTGATGGATTTGAAGATAAAATCGTTAGAGCTAAGTTAATTCAAATGGCTGGAGCAGCTCCTACTAAGTTTATTGAAATTTATAATGATGCTGATAAGTCTTATAAAGTATTTTTAAAGAATGCTTTAGAGAAGAAAATTATCCAAAAAGTTAATGATGTATGGAAGCACGGTAATTATACGTTAGGTATTTCTGATGGACACGCTATTCAATGGCTGAAAGAAAATCCAGACATCTATGCTGCAATGAAGAATCAAGTTAGAAACGGAATTAAAAAGACCGAAGAAGTTAAAACTAATACATCTGACATGGTAGCTAGTTCTGGTATTCAAGAATTAGAAAGAAAGATAGAGTCTGATAATAACAAAAAATGGTTTGATAGATCTAAAAATAAATAGTAAATGAATTTAACCGAAGCGCATAATATGATGGATTTACTCTTAGATGAGTCAAATGCTCCATATTTTACAACTGAAGAAAAAGATAAATTCTTAAATCTAGCTATATCTGATTTTATTAATGGGCATTATCAAAAGATGACAGCTGATGAAGATTCTAGAAGAGCATTGTCTGGCTGTATTGACTGGAATAGTTTTAGTATTTCTAAAGCAGTAATAATTGCTGGTACTGCTATTCATCAATCTAGTTATCCAGCATTATCAGGAGTGTATGACGACACTACTGCTACTGACACAAAAGGTTATTTTGTATATGGAAATCAATATGTGTTACCAAAACAACATTTATATGTATTATCTTTAGGGGTGAGTCATTATAACAAAGATGAGGTTATAAATCCTAGTGACGGTACAGTCTATTCAGGAGTTACAGAAGATGATATAATTGTTAGCCCCACTGTTTCTGCAAAAAATAAATCTACTAGAGAGTATTATGAACATGCTTACACTCCAGATCCTTTTAATAAAGCTAGTGAAGATGCTCCATATTGGTCTTATATAGAAAATAGAATTGTAATTGGTGGGGGTGGTAGTTCTATAAGATATATAAATATGCAAGTGATAACATTACCTACAGTAGAGCAAGCATTTTCTGAAAGTACTTATGATAGTTCAACAGCTCCAGTACGACTAGCATTTGCAGAGCATTATCAAAAACAAATAATACAAAGCGCTATTATTAAAATGTCGTCACATATAGATCTTCATAATTAGGATATATAATATTGAAATATAAAACGCATTACACTGTAAAAGGATTTCTTTTGCTCCCTGCGTCAAAAATAGGTTGACACTAGAAATAGTTGATGCCTATTTTTGTTTAATGGATAATTTTGACTAATTTTGTAAACATCTAAATACTCTATAATGATAACGGTAAACGAAATAGCTTATAACATTAAAAACATTGCATATGGAGGATCTACTTCTACAGAAAATAGTATTAGCCTAAAGCAAATAAAACACTGGATTAATTACCATAGGGCTAAACTTATTGCTGACAACATTGATAAAGGCATTACAAACAATCAAGCTCTACAACAAAAAATGGCACTTACTGCTAGAAACTCAACATCTTCTACTATTAAAAACTTTTATGACGCATGGGACGCTAAAGATAAAGATTCGTCTTTGTCGGCTCCAGTAGTGTCTGGAGAGTGGTTATCTAATTTACCTAAAAATACTGCTGGAGATAGATTAAATGGAGAATGGTTAGTAAACTCATCCTTAACGCAAGGCGAAAATGGTTGGGTTGATGGGCAGCAAAGAAGTTATTATGGAGAAGAAATATCTTCTTCACAACTGCGAGGTGATTTTAGAAATTTTGGAGGACATAGCTTTTGGACGCCAAGACCAATTCAATTAAAAAACAATCAAGGAATTGTGTCGGTAAATGTTGAAAGATATGCTTACTTTCCTGATGATCCTGGAACATCAGACAATGAGCAGGGGGGCGGGTATGCTAAAAAGGGAATAACATTGTATGAAAAAGATCACAGTAGTTTTGACAATTTTAATAAATTTACAGACAACAGTCAACCATATTACTCACAAGAAACATCAAGAATAGATAGAGAATTTGATGGTCATGAGAATTATATAGCTATAAGACAGCTGCAAGCATCTCCTAATTATCACGCAGGCATAATTACACCGACTGCACAAAAAATATTTTGGAAATATAGAGGGGGTGCAAGTATGATACTAGAAAATCCTGCTGAGATTGATATGATGTATGGGTGGTGGTGGGAAACTGAAACTAAATGGGATGATTCTAGTACTCCTTATCCTATACCTTTGGAGTATGTTAGTGATTTAATACAAAGAGTTATACAAGTAGAAATGCAAGCTGAATTAAAAACTAATCCAGATATAATAACAGATGGTTTAGACGATAACTTAAAACGACAAAGCGGTGGGGCACAAGTACAAAGATAAATATACATCAATAAAAGACATTTACAAACTTGTTAAATTGATGATGACAAGAAATATAGATTATTCTTTATATTATAATATTATTAAAAAGTATTTTGAAATACTAATAAGAGATGTAGTAGAAAGGAATCGTAGAGTTTATTTACCTAACTCAATGGGGTATGTTTATCTTGACGAAAGGCCACATAAAAGAGCCTTTCATGTTAGAGTAGATAACGAGGCAACTAAAAAAGAAGGAAAAACAATAACAAAACAAATTCCTATTCTAGATGATTTTTATAAAAAGATTGTTTGGGTAGGGCCAGAAACATATAAATATTGTAAGTTTATGCCTCTAGGGCATTTTAGAAATAAAATAAATAAAAATTAAAAAATGGCAACAACTGTAAACGCATCTACACTTACTGTAAAAATAACAGAAACTTTATCATTAGGAACTGACGCCTCTGGAACGGCAGACAATATGTCATTTGCACAAGAAAATTCCCATGTGATATCAGGAGCTATCTTAAATGCATCAAAAAGAATAATTGAGCTTGAGAGTACTGCACTAACAGAAGTAGTTACTTTTCATGCTAGTTTAAACGCTGGAGGTCAATTTAAAAGAGGAGATGTTAAATACATTAGAATAACTAATCTTGATGATTCAGCTGTTCTTAAGGTGGGGTTAATAGGGGATAGTAGTGGGGCCTTCCAGTCAGTGGCAGCAAACACATCTATTATATTCACAGGTACTGAGTTAGAAGTGGGCGCTACATTTAGTTCTTTTGCTAATGCAGATTCAATTAAAGTAATAGGAGTAGCACAACAACAGGTAGAGGTTTTTGTAGCAACTACATAAAAAATATATTATGCACATAAACATAGATAGAGTTTTTACAACTGTAGCTAGAAATTTAGGGATAAGTGATTACAGCAGTCGTATAAATAACTGGATAGAGTGGGCTTATGAGGCAGAAAAACTTATAGGTAGCATCAGTACCTTTGTGCAAAAAGAAGCCGTTTACAATGCAGAAGGAGCTAAATCTACAGGAACTATAACATTTACAGATGTACCTGTGTCTGGAGACTCTATTACATTAAATGGTCTTAAATTATATTTTAGAAATTCTACAGATCTTGGTCAAGCTAAATCAGCAAATGAAATAGAAATAGGGCAAAACTTTGTAACAACTTTAGATAATGCAACAGCGCAATATGGTTTAATTCAAAGTCTAAAAGGAAGAACAGGAAGCGGTGGTACTACAGGAACATACACTAATTCAGCAATATATAATTATCCAGAAGCTTTAAATGTTGCTGATTATTCTATTAGCTTATCTACAGGAAATGATATAATTACAAATGGCGCATTTACTGGAATTACACAAGCACAGAATGTACTTGGTACTGAGTGGAATACATATGTTAATTGGACAATTGGAAGTGGGGCTGCTACACATGCCTCTGGAAGTCCAGGTTATTTAACACAAGACGAATTAACATTTGTAGAAGGAGATACATATTCAATTACTTTTGATATTTCATCTTGGACAACTGGAGCATTTTTATTAGCAAATCATTTACCTGATACTACTGGTACTAATAATGATAATTTAACATTAACAACTGGAGCTACTACTGGAGACACTATTACAAGATATTGGAAGCAGGGTCCAACAAACAAAGATAAGCTAAGTCTTTATGGAAGTACAACTTTTGATGGTACTATAGATAATATTATAGTTAAAAAAGTTAATAATGAAGCTTTAACTATAACTGCAAAAGAAATAGGGAATAAGGGTAATGAATATACTTTAGCTTCAGATAATGCAAATGCTAAAGTTAGTGGATTAAGCTTAACTGGAGGTAAGAATCTATACAGGAATCAGCAATTAAGATTACCAGACGATAATGTTAAAATGTTAGCAGTTAGAGATAATAATAATTATGAACTAAGAAAAACATCATCTGTACATACTGGTAAATTGGGAGACGAAGCATTAAGATATTATGAGCAAGGTAATAGACTTAATATTGCGAATACAAAATCTACAGAAATGACAATAGTTTATTTAGCATACCCTACAGATTTAAGAGGGTGGCCAATGATAAAGGAGGGTCACGAAACAGCAGTAGCGCAATATATAATGTGGCAAATGAAATTAATAGAATTCTATAATGGTGAAATAGCTCAATATATAGTAAAAGAACTTGAAAAAAGATGGTACTTCTTATGTGGTAAAACTAGGGGTGATGATGGTATGCCAACATCTGAAGAGTTAAAACAAATAGGTAATATATGGAACACCATGCTGCCTATTAAAAATAATAGAGGTCTTATAGATTTATAAAATGGCAGAACAAAAAAAGAATAAACCATCTCCATCACAAGGAGCTCAACAGCCTCAAAAAGCAAACTATACAGTTCCACAAGGATTTACTCACGGTATGGTTAGTGATCCTGATCCTAGGTTTCAATTAGAGGGAAGTTATAGTGATGCTTTAAATATTAGATTGACTAACGATAAGGGTGATAGCTTTACTGTTGAAAACATAGAGGGTAATAGCCAGTTTATTGATTTAGGCGAACTACAAAAACAGCTTAACACGCAATCAAAAGGTATATTAGGTAAGACAACAACTGGTAGCAATACTGTGTTTTCTGAAATATACTGGGATCCAAAAAGTCATGATGCTAATGGAAACGAAGTTGGTAATTATTATCCTTCTGTTGGAGCATTCCCCTTTACAGACTTAGGGCCAGGATACACAGGAGGTTCTAATATAGATTTAAGCAATAGAGCAAGTATAGTCGGTTATACAGCTTATGCTGATACAATATTTTTAATTATAGTTGCTAGGTTTGAGTTTTTTAATGAAGATGGAGTTGTTGTTTCAGAAACTGCAAATAGAACAATATTTCTTTCTGTAGTATTTAATGATGAACTAGAAGTAACAAAAGTAATTGATCATGCAGTTTGCTACAGTAACGAAGGGGGTAATTATCCTGATTTAAATATGGATATAGATAACCAGTGTAGAGTTGAGCATATGGTTGAAAATAGTTGTATATCTAGAGTTTATTGGACAGATAATAAAAATCAACTAAGAACAATAAATTTAGGAGCAGGAGGGAAAAACGTTTTAAGTAAAGAAGAATTAGATATTACTCCCTTAATGTCACCATCTCAACCAACATTAAAATCAACAACGCACGGTTCTTTACCAGTTGGTGTATATCAATACTCATTTAAATATGTTTCTGCTAACGGGGGTGAAACAACATTTTCTCCTTTAAGTAATTTATATCACGCCTCAGATCAATCATTTAGCTCAACACTAACTTATGGTGGAGGTCCTCCTGGAAAAATAGGAGTGCAAGGCTTTACTATAACTGTATCCGACCTAGATCAAGACTTTAAATTTATAGAGCTTTACGCTTTAATGTATGAACAGCAAAACATACCTCCTAGAGTCGCCTTAGTGGCTAAAAAAGGAATTGAGGGAAGATCTTCTGTAGACTTTTCACATACAACATGGTTTAATCAAATAGAAGGGGGATTAGAGGATGTTTTAATAGAATCTAACACGTGGGACGTTTGCAAAGATATTGCAATTAAAGACAATATTTTATTTGCAGCAAATATAAAATCTAAAAAGAACTGGATATCAGAAAAAAATTGGAACGTTAAGGTTGCTAGACATAGAATTATTGATGGTGAGGGAATCTTAACAACAAATGATTTTGCTATAAATCATTATAAAGACGGATCTTTAGTTTCTCCTACTGGACAAACAGACAGAAACGGATTTACTATAAAGCATGGAAGATTATTACAACCATCTGAACATGAAGAATGTGCATTTGACGGTACAATTAACACGCCAATGTGGACTACTTTATTAGAAAATCAAAGACATTCTACGGATTCTGCGGCTTCAAATAGTGATGATAAAAATAGAACAGGTAGAATTAAACAAAGATTAGAATACAGATACTTATCCGATTTAATGACACCAGGAGGGGAATCTTTTAATTATGGAGATAATACATCTGGAGGTTGTAGGGTTACATTTGGAGTTAAAGAAAGGGCTGCTGATCAAACACAGAACACAAGTACATCTCCATATATTTCAGCAACAATACCTGGAGAAGAGATGCAAACAGATTTTGCTGGTTCTATAGCATATAATCCAAATGGTCAACCAGAAACTAAATTTAAAACATCAATGTCTTTAGGTGGTTCTATGGACCCTCATGCTGCTGGAGATAAAAGAGGATATCAAAGAGGTGATGTTTATAGATTTGGAGTTCAGACATATGATTTAACAGGTGCTCCTGGAAATGTTTTATGGATAGGTGATATACAGATACCAGAACAACATGATGTGTTAAGAATGATTAATGTAAATCAAACTGACTACACACCAATAAGACCAACCTCAACAACCCTATCAGGTACCGCTAACAGCCTAATAGTTCAGAAAAGTATAGTAAGACATAAAAACGTAATGGACTTTAGATTATCTTATGTTTATGGGCATACTATACCTAAAGTAGATGTAGAGTGGTTTAGCGCTAGATTAGATACTGATAGCACTCAAAATTTAGATGCTTATGTAAAGCACGATGGAAATCAAGATAGTCAACTTCCTAATAATGGGGCGAGTGCTTACACACCTACAGTAGAAGGATTAAGAAAAGCAGTTCCTTACTATGCATTCCAGAACACTCATGATGACACTCATTATTTAATGGATTTATATGTTAATTTTGAATTTATTATACCTAGAGATGTTGCTTCTAAAATATCTGGATTTAGAGTTGTTAGAGCAGAAAGAAAAGAAGATGATAGAAGGGTAGTTCAGCAAGGGCTATTGAACCAGACTATGCAGTACGGTACAGCTGAAGCAGGTTTAGAGGCTGGTTACGATAGTAATAAATTTTCAGTAGCTGACAATGCTTCTCTTGGAGACGAGCCTGTGTTTGTAAATGCTTTTAATAAACAAGACCCAACAAAAGTAGAGCAGCCAGAATTTAATACATATCTTAATGGATATTTAGGGTTAGCAGAAAATTCTAACTTAGCATATTATAATGACTCAGCAACAGATGGAGTTTTAACATCAGGCCAAGCTGACTTGGCTGGTAAAATAGGTAGTTGGCCAGAAACAGAAGATAGTAAAAAATGGTATGGTGGCAACGGAGAAAACGGTAAGGGGGCTGGGTATTGGAATGTCCAAGCAAATCCTTTTCAAGGCCCTGGAGCTTATGGTAGACACAAAAGACATTGTTCTTATTTTGGAACCTACCCTAAGTATTATAGCGGTTATTCTGATGGAACACAAAGCGAATGGGGTAATAATCAAATAAGCAGTAGTATATATACATTAGATTCTCCAGACAGTGCTTTTGGTATTAGACCATATCAATATAGAGAAGGAGACTTTTTAAGAATAGACAGCTCTTTAAAGCTGACTGATAAAGACAGATACACAGACACTACCGCATCTTGGGCTGTAGGATACCCACACCTTTGGTACACTCATTGTAGAAAGAGATCTGAATTTTTAACTTTAGATCCCCATGGAACAGGTACAAGAGCATCTCAACTAATTTGGGAACCATTATCATTTGATAAAACAGACATAGATTCAATTTCGTTTTGCACAAAAAGACATATAGACGAAGATTATAGTGTATTAATTGGTAAATACTATTGTTATGATCCTTATTTTGGTATTGGTATGGAAATTGATGGTGGTATGTTTGCTGCTATGGCATATGGTGGATCTGGAGGTATTAGGCCTAGAAATGATTTTGGGTGGTCTTTACCTCTTACTGCTGGAAAAGAAATAGGAGATGGGGAGATTGTATCATCTTCTTTTTTCCAAAAATCAAAAAGGGTAGATGATGGTCAGGTTTACGGATTCTCAAATAATACTTTAGGGTATTATAAATCAGCATGGAAAACAGCTGAGGCTACGCATGGAGGTTTTTCTGCTTTTGGAGCAGTAACACTTGGTACTAATTCTATTGCTGCAATAAGAGACTATTCAACAGCAACATCAGGTAATGATGCTACTACTTGGACAGACGATGAATCTAATGCGGATGATTTCACATATGATACTGTGTCTACAATGCAAATGGGACTAAGGACAATTTTATTAGAAGTAGATAATTATGCAGCTACAGCAAAAAGAACTGGAGATTCTACTGGTGAAGGGTCTTACTTTAACAATAATATAATTACTAGGCCTGGTCATAGATTTCATTCATGGTTTGCTCCTGTAAATTTAAGTGCTATATATGAAGGAGGTAGTTGGTTTACATACTATTTAACTGGAGGTGTAAATGGAACATTTTCCCATGAACCATCCAGTACCAATAATTTTAATTCAACCACTGACGTTATACATAGTAGTGCTTTATTAACTAATTATAATAGTGATTATAGAACATTAGTAGACATAACTAAAGATAGTGTATCGTATAGATATGGAAGCCATAAAAGATCACTTATTCCTTTTAAATATTTATGCTCAATAGTTAGGCGTGTTGTACCATATGGTGGTTACGGAAAAGAAGCTATTGAATCAACAAGATACATTCCTTGTGGCAACTTTCATGCTGTAGATGATAAAGGATGGAACGGTTCAACAGACCCCGCTCAACAAATAGCTCATGTAAGTCAAGTCTTTGGAGGAGATACATTCGTAAACCTGTACTCTCACCAAAAAACATCATCTCCATACATGAAAAAATCTGCATCAAGATGGCAAGTGTTTCCTGTAGAATCTTATGTTAATACAGATATGAGAAGTGGGCTTACATTAAATAGTGGAGATACTGAACTGGGAAAAGATATAAATCAACCTCCTTTTAGTAATAGTTGGTTATATAATCCTGTGTTTTCTCAAGAAAATAATATTAAGTCAGGATTAATGATTGATGAAAATGTAACTTGTGAAGCTTTAGATTTACCTTATGAAATTGCTTACTCTAATACAAAAATATCTGGAGATCCAGAAGATGCGTTTAGGCAATTTCCTATTAATCAGTTTCATGACATGGAAGCTAAATATGGCGAGATTAATAGGATTATAAACTTTAAGAACGAGATATATGTACTGCAAGATAAAGGATTTGCTAAACTTTTGGTAAACCCTATTTCTATGCTTAAAGATGAAACAGGAAATTCCTTATATACAGGGACAGGAGAAACTGTTGAAAACCATATATACATATCTACTAAACACGGAACAACACATAGGTTTAGTGTTGCTGCTAGTGAGCATGCTTTATACTTTGCAGATAGTAATTATGGTAGATTGTTTAAATACGATACAGAAAAATTAGTATCTTTAGGAGATTCTTTTGGACAAAGAAACTATCTTAGAGAAATAATGAAAGAGTGGAAAAGTGTAGCTACAACTGACGATGCTGGTGTAATGAGGAAAGATGTTAAAGGAGATTTAGATAATATTAAAAAAGAAGGTAGAAATTATATTGGGGACAATCCTTTAAAATTTGTAGGTATTACATCTATATTTGATCATGAAAATAAAGAATTATTAGTAACATTTCATAATAGTAAATTTCTTAATGGATACGACAGAACTGATTTTGCTAATCCATATAGTCATCATCGTATGGGTGCAACTGTAAATGGCCAACAAATGGGTATATCTGAAACCCTTGTATTTAATGAAGGTATAAACGCTTTTACTTCAAGATATAGTGTAGCGCCTCCATCTTGGATTGGAGGAGGATCTGGATCATTTTTAGTTACTCCAGAAAATGAAATAGCTGTTAGATCTATAATGAATATAAGAGCAGATTCTACAGCTTATGATCACTTGCCTTACAATATATATGGGTCTTATGACTCTCATTGGTATAAGCAGTATAGGTGTAATCCATTAAGTTTATGGCTATGGAATAAACATAAAGATGGTCACAAAACTAATTTCTTTGGAAAATTAGATGACACCCGAAGGTATGTTGGAAATAGTTCAAACTTTGCTTTAGTTTCGCCTATAGATGGTACTGTAAACAGAAGTGTAGTAACAGTTTACGAAGGTCGCAAGCCTTATGCTGAAGAAAGTTATATTGAAAAAGTTATTGGTGAAATGCCTCAGCTATCTAAAGTGTACGATCATGTAAAAATACCTATGGTCAGCGATAATGAATTTTCATCATTAGAATTTGATTCCGAAAATAGCTCTCATAAAACAAATATAAATTATAGATGGAATTTTGAAGACACTCACCATGGTTGGTTATGGGATGCTGGAGGAAGTAATTATGTAGAGCCAACTATTAACTCTGTTACATCAACAAATGAATCCACAGTAGTTGTTTCAGATATTGTTCATCCAACTGACCCAGACGATGGTAAATACTTTTTCTTTACAGTTCCTGAATGGGATTCTTTAGCTGGAAATACATCTTGGAGTAATAATATATTTAATGTAAAACAATATAGAGATGGGATTTTAATATGGCAAGGAGATGTGTATGCTTGGAATAGTGCAAATGGTGTGCACGGTAGAAGGGTGTCGGGATCTGCTGCTGATCAATGGGAAATAGGTGATAAAATTAAAGGAGGTAATTCAAGCGGTACAATAACATTATCAGCTACAGCAAGCAATTCTCAATTTCATAGCCCACGTTTTGAAGATAAATTAAATTTAGACGGAGAGTTTAATAATATTATTAAAGTTAGAATAAAAAGAATATCTGGTACTAGTTGGCAGGGAAGATTATTGTGGATTGGAACACTAAAACACGGAGAATGGCAAAGATTAGATGAAGACTCATCTGACGAATATAGAGCTCAATTTGTTGACGAACCATCTAATATGAGTTCAGAATTTGTTACTCTTGAGTGGGATATGAAAGATACTGCAAGTTGGAATGATAGTATTATTGAAAGCCTTAGATTTGATTTTTCAAGTAGTGAATCAGTATTTGAAATTGATTGGATAGAAATAGGATCTAACACAAGAGCAAAGCATCGTAATGGAATGTTAAAAGTTCCTTTAAGAAACGAGACCTCTCCAAACAGGCTAAGGGGTACATGGGCAAAAGTAAAATATAAAGCCAAAACTACAAATAAATTTAATATCTTTGCAATAATGGCAAAGTATAGAAAAACATTTAGATAATATGGGTTATCAAGATATAAAAGACGTGCTTAGTCAATATGGTTCTACTCTAAACAAAACAGAGGAAGATTATATGGGTAATAACTCTATTGATATGGAGTATGATCAAAAAATTAATCCATACTCATCAAGAGGATATGTAGACCAATCTTATAGAGGTTTAGCTTCAGAAAAACAAGATTTCTACAGCCCCATGGAAATGTATGAAGACGGGGCATTAGACCCCACATTACTTACAAGAGCAACACAAGGACTTACTTATGCTAGTATGGCAAGCAAAGCATCACCATACATTGAGAAAGGGATTAACCAAGGGATAAAAGCATTTGGAGGTAAAGCCGTACCAGGTGGCACACCACTTAACTTATCAGGCCCAGCAGCCTTATATGGAATGACTAGAAACAACAATCCTTATGATTATACAAGCACAGAAGCATTAGGAACTACAGGAGCAACAGTGTGGGGTGCAGCTAATATAGCAAAATATGCTGGTGTTGCTGGAACAGCTATGCCATGGGTGTACTTAGGATCATACTTATTATCAAGATGGTTTAATAAAAAAGGTAAAGAAAAAGCTAAAAAATTAGTAGGTAAAGAATATGATAGAATTAGAGATTTCCAAACTGAACAAGCAGAAGGTGTTGAAGAAAGATTTGTTGAAAATAGAGAAGATGCATTAGCAAAACAAAATGCTGTTCATTATGATAAAATGGCTAATCAATACGATAATCAGTATGGAGCGTATGCAGATCCTTATGCTAGTAACTATTCAGAAGGAGGTAAAGTAACTAAACAAGACTTACAGGAAGTAAAGAAATTAGGTCGTTATGGAGATACAGAATTAGTTCATGTAAATCAGCAGGAAAAACAAATGCTAAAAAACATGGGAGGTTCTGGTACTATTAATCCATACACAGGCCTGGAAGAGTATCATATCTCTTTTAGCCATGTTACTGACACTATTACCGATGTAGTTGGAGGTGTGTTTGATGTAGCTGGTGATATACTTGACCCTTTATTAGGGACAGCTGGCGATATAGTTAATACAGCTGGAGGTGTACTTACAGACGTTGTAGATACAGCGGTAGACACAGGTGTTGATATAATTAAAACAACTGGAGATATTGCTACAGATGTTGTTGAAGATGTTGGAAATTTTGTAGAACCTATTATACGCCCTCCATTTGAATTAGCTGGAAATGTTCTTGATACTGTTATTGATTTATTTAAACCAGACTCTTATGATATGCCAGATTTTGATGTTAATGATAGAGAAAATCCTGATATATCTTTTAGAGACCCAAAATCAATTAAAGGGCAGCAAATAAAAGGAGAAAAAACAAAAGCTAATATAAAGTTTGATCAAAATGCTAACGTAAAAGATTCTAAAGCTACAAATGAATTAAATGAATTTAAATGGGATTTAGATAATCCATATATAACAGAAGATGTAGAGCAATTTTCTAAGGGAGGCAAGGCAGTAGGTGTTGATGACAATGTTCTGAGTAACTATATGAATGAGTTAAAAGATCAAGAAAACAGTAGCTTAGTTGGATACAATAAAAAAGATGGTAAATTCTATCCTATCCCTGCATCAGAAGGAGATGGCTCAATGGAAATAGCTTATGGATTTAAACTTCCTAAAGATGAAATGGAAAGGTTGTCTAAAGAAGGAATGACTATGAAGGAAGCTGAATCTTACATGAGACAAGATTTACAAAAAAGAATGACTACTGTAAAAAATTATTTTGATAAAAATCATCCAGGAACATGGGATTCACTTCCAGACAAAGTAAAAATTGTTGCTGCTGATTATGAATATAATTTAAGAGGAGGTATTGGTAGTTATCCTAAATTTGCTAAAGCCTTAGCTGAAAATGATTATGATGGTGCTGAAAGTCAATATGTACGTAACATGAGGAAAGACGGGAAATTAATTCCTCTTGGTAAGCGTAATGATTGGACTGTAGAAACACTATTTTCTGGTGCTCCTAATGACAAACAATTATGGGACCCTAATAATCCTAATGTAGAATGGAGTGAGGAAGACACTAATCCTAGAGCTGTTCAAGACGCTATGTTTGGAGAAGAAGATTATGTTATAGACCAACAAGACAATACACAAGTTCCTGTTACTACAAACATACCAACTGTTGAAGAGTTTGACCAAGGGGGAAGAAGTAATATTGTTGCTGAATTTACAGGAAACGAATTAATTGTAAATAATCAAAATGTTGTAGAGGAAGGGTTACTAGAAGGTAATTACGCTAAAGCTGCTGCTCCAATTAAACAAGCGATTAATAATAATAATATTACACCTGGACAAGAAACACATAAAGGAAATCCTATCCCTGTAGATGCTGATGGTAATATTTACGCAGCAGGAGGAAAACTTAAATTTAAGGTAAATAAAGGAGCTGGTGTATATGATCATGCTGATGAGCAATTTAAATCTGGTATGACTGACAAAGAAATTGCAATGATAGCTCAGCAAAATATAAATAAATGGAAATCAAATAATATGTACTCTTAATATGGCAAATACAGACAATTATGATTATGCTCATGATTTAACAGCTCAATGGGAAGGTGGTGTGAGTGCTGATAAAGATGATAATGGAAATAAATATAAAATTAGTGGTACTACTTATTACACTAAAACATATTACGGTGTAACTTTTAAAACATGGTTAGGCTACGAGGGTAAATCTAAACCTACTACAAAAGCTGAGTTTGATACATTAGTTGCTGAATTTAACAAAACAACAAAAGCTGACGCTAAAGCCTATTTTAAAAAAGAGGTTTGGGATAAAAATAATTTAGGAGATATAAAAGATAAGAAATTAGCGGCAACCATATATGACGCTATGATTAATCAAAACTACACTTTAGGTGGTAATGATAACAAAACATTAAAAAGAGTTTTAAAGAAGTTAGGTATAACAGGATATGACATCTCCACTCAAGAAAAAGCTATTGCTGTTCTAAATAAAGCAGTGGAAGATAAAGGATCTGAAGAAGTTCTAAATTCATATGCTGAAGTAAGAGAAGATTCATATATATCATCATCTAAAAAAGGAGAGAACCATTCATTTGGTAAAGGGTGGATGAATAGATTAAATGATCACAGAACAGAAAACAAAGTAGACACAACTCTAACAACAATTAATGATAATCCTCTTGAGGGAGATACTGGTATAACCAATATAGTAAGACAAGATGTTGAAATTATAGAAGATGACCAAGCAGAAGGTAGTGATGTTGAAATTCCGTTAAGGAGAAAAACATATGATAAAGAATTTGAAAGCTGGGATGATGTTGATCCTGAAAAAATTGGAGAGGATGAGATTTTTACAGTAGACGGTAAGGTTTACAAAAAAGATCCTGCCATGGATATTTACAGAAGATATGATGAAGAAAGTGGTGATTTTGATGCTAACCAGTCTGGAGACGAAAACTCTCAATGGATATCTGAGTTAAAAAAAGAAAAAGAGAGAAAGGCTGAAATAGAAAAACAAAGAGAAGATGATGTATACGTAGAACAAAATCCTGATACACCATACCAAAGAGACGGTAAAGTGTATCAAATGATTGATGGTGTTGAGGTAGAAGTAAATGTTCAAGATCCGTTGCCTGGAGATGATACTGGTATAAGTAACGATGATCGTCCTAATCTAATAGAGCCACTAAGAGAAGAGACTCCTGTTCTAATTGGGCCTGAAAATAAAGATGTTACATCTACAAAAGAAGACAAAATAAATGAAGAAGTTGAATTAAAAAAACCTAGATATAGAGATTACAAAACATCTTCAGAATACATGAAAGCTCGTAGAGAGTATTTTAAAAAGTTAGAAGAGCAAAAAAAGGGTGACGAAAAAGGACAAAACCAAGCAGAACCTCCTAAGAAAAAAAGAAAAATAACATCTTCTGCTCAAAAAAAATTAGATAAAGCTGTTGCTGATGGATCTATCACTCAAGAAGAAGCTGATAATTTGAAAGGAACAGGGTTATTTAAGACTGTTAATAATAGAGATGTGAAGAAACTGTTAGCTAAAAAAGAAAAGCAAGCTAATAAAATTGACATGACTAAGGTAGAGGGTTCTTCTACGTATGAAGACCCTAATAAAAAAATTGATAATAGAACTGAGCAGCAAAAAATAGATGATGCTGTTAATGCGCCTCCTAGAATATTAACTCTTGAAGAAATAGAAGAAAACAAAAAGAAGGGACCTCAAGTAGAAAAATTAGAAAAAAAACCAAAAGTTAATACAGCAAGTATAGGTCAACCAATATTAGATTTAATAAAAATTATACACGCAAAAATAAAGAAATTATCTGAAGATACTACAATCCCTTTTTCTGAAAAGCAAGGTCAAATGCAAGCGCTACAAGCTGAGTTAGACAACACTGGATATACAGGAGACTTAAATACTAATGGAGAGCCTGAAGGACAAGGAAGGTATGTTCATGCTAGCGGTTCTATAGAAGAAGGTGAATTTAAAGATGGTAAACTTGTTAATGGTACTTATACTGATACTGAGTTTGGAATTACTTACACAGGAGAATTTGATGAAGATGGAGACTTAAGGAAAGGCGTTTGCAAATCGGCTAACGGCTACACTGAAGAAGGAGAATTTGATGAAGATGGTATAGATTTAACTAAAGGTAAGGTCACTCTTGTAGATGGATCTACATATGAAGGAGAATTTGTTGACGGTAATCTAATTGGAGGTGTATATACAGATGCTAACGGAGTTGTAACTGAAAATTATTATTCAGCTACTCAGTCTACAGAAGCACAATCTACTTCTACAAGAAGAACAGAACAAGAAATAAGAGAGGATCTAATTAAAGAAAGATTAGAGGCGAAACATAAAGAGAATGCTGATTCTTTAAGCATGACAATGGAAGAGTATAATGAACTTGCCAGAGAACCATATGAAGAGGATTTTTTAGAAGAAGTTACTAATGAGGTAAACACTGAAAGAGATGGGCTTATAGAAGAAAGAGATGCTATAGATCCAAAAGATAATAAAAACAATTACTCTAAAAATCTTAATAACGAGGTTATTTACACAGATCCAGAAACAGGAGAAACAAGTATAGTGGAAGGTGATGAATTAGAAAGAATTCAGCCTATTCTAAACTCAAGATCTACTGGGGATGTAATACCAGGTGGTAGCTACGAACCGTTTGATAGAGGAGATGGTAATTTAGTAGATGGTGATTTAGAAATAGTAGGAGTAAATCCTGCTGACGGTGATAATCCAGCAACCTATGACGTAAGAACTACCGATGGTCAAGTTATTACTATGCCTGCTCAAGACATGGGTCAAGAAGTAAATTCTCAAGGTGATATTATAGGAGCATCAGCACCAGTAACAACAACACAAGAAACAACTACCACTCAAGAAACAGCAGAAGTAGAGGCAGGACCTGATTCTAAGTCTGATTTTATAAACACTGCAAGAAACGCTTTAGATAAAGCATCTGGCATGGCAGGAGGCCTTATAGATGCAGGGGCAGGAGTTTTAGATGCTATTGGTGGTCCAGGAGCTATTGTTTCATATTTAATGGGTAAAGAAAGTTTAAAAGATGCAATGAAGGAGGTTACTCCGAAAGAAAAAGCAAATCTTTCTGCTTCATTTATGGAACATTTTAGACAAACTAAAGAACTTCAAAAAAGAGGATTTCATCCTACTGAAGCTAGGGCTGTGCAAAAAGAAATAGATACTGCATATCAAGTTGGTTTAGAAGCTTCGGTTAGAGGAACGGCAGGTGATAGAGCAAAATATTTAGCACAATCAGGATTACTAGACGCTAAAAGATCTTCTGCATTATTAGAGTATTCTGTTAAAGACGCTGAACTACAAAGAACAAATCAAACAAAATACAGCGCTATGTTACAATTTAAAGAAAATTTTGACGCGCAGAGATCCGAATCGTTAAGGGCTGAAGATATGGCTAATCAAAAAGCAAAACAAGAAGCTGCTTCTAAATTTACAGGTCAAATGTTTCAAAACGTTATGGGTGGATTAAATGGAGGCGGAATAGGATCCTTTTTTCAGCAAAACAGCACAGCTATAACAAGCTTTTTTGATAAATTAAAAATACAATAAATGGGACTAGGAATAGGATTTTATAATGCGTTTTTAGGTGACACTTCTACAGCAGGGAGTTTTGCAGAAAACCGTAAAACAAAGCAGATACAGGCCATGCAACAAGAGATGCAAATGCAGCAGATGCAGCAAAAGCAATCTCAAGACATGGCGGCACTGCAACAGCAGTTAAATACAGCTGAAGAATCTGCAAAAGGGATTCTTTATATGAATAAGAATTTTGCAAGAAATAAAGATGTAGATGATTTTGAAAATTGGCATAAATCAGGTTCTACTTATCCTAAAATTAAAGAAACGTTAAAAAAATATGGTTCTGTAGCTAAAGCAAAAGCTTATGGTAATTTAGATTTAATGATAGAGCAATATAGGCAAGAAATACAAGACAACCCAATTTCAAAAAGAGCTAATCAAAATATGACTTCTTTAACAGCATATCAGAATTTAGCTTTAACTGATGACAAAAAACATCTTTTAAGTGTTAATAATAGAAAAAGATTTCAAGATTACAGAGAAGGTAAAACAGATCAATTTTATTTTAGTGGTGAGTTAGGAGATTATGTAAATATAGCCCAAGAGAGAGGTAGAACAAATCAAAATATAGATCTAGAAGAGGTGCTAGAGTTTAATAGAGTAAGAATAAAAACTGACATGGCTATGGACTTGCAATTATCTCCCGAAGAAGGAAATGCCCTGCAAGATAATGAAATGTTGTCTTGGTTAAAAAAGAATACTGGGCATGAGACATTTGGAGAAACTTCATATTTTAATGGTGAAGCCGTATTTGGGACTCAAGACTCTGACGCATCGTTTTCACAAGACCTTGTACTAAACCTAGCTTCAGCTAAAACATTTGGAGATTCAGGATATTCTGTAGTAGACGGTAACTCTTATTTTAAAATGAGAGATGATGGTATGACATACGATCAAATGTTTGGTGAGTATGAGTCTATGGAATGGATGACAATGGGAGGTGTTGATCATAGTCAAAAAATGAAAAACTATATTGATGATTGGTCTCCATTCTCAAAAGACACTAAAGTGGTTGGTTCTAGCGCAATTTTTGTTGATCCTATTTACAGGCAAGGGATAACAGAGTCTGTGTTTGGTAATTTTGCAGGAACAGAAGAGTCTAAATATAATCCTAAAACTAACACGGTTTCTGATGTTAATACTGCTGGGCTTTATGATAAGTCAGGGCATTTAATATTAGCTGACGAAACTGCTGATGATGCTGAATGGAATACGTTATGGAATGAAGCTGAGTCTATGGATTTAGAACTATTAAACTATCATGTGGGACTAGAAGGTACAAATAAAGACGGAGATTCTTTCTTATTAACCGATGTAGGAAATGAATCAGATAGGGATAAACTAAGAGAACAATATGGTGATGTAGTCTTTAAACAAGTTGTTTTAGCTGAAATGAGAGACTCTGATTTAGGTCCAGATAATGATGATTATTATTATAAAAAGGTTAACTTAGCAGACGCTAACTTACAAATTAAGTTAAATGAAAAATTCAACTCAGAAGGTAGAAATAAAATCAAAAAAGACATGTTAAGTACGCAAACTAGATTAGCGGAACAACAATATTTTGAAGGTAAAAAAGCTGCTAATAGAACTAAATTAGTTGCAAGACTTAATCTTCCTACAGATGCTTCATTAGATCAATTTGTTGGTGCTTATGACAAAACAATAAGTGTAGGATTAAAAACTAATAACGTTTCTAATAAAAACATTCAGACAGCCATGCCTCTTCTTATGTCTCAATTATATGTAGAGTCGCAACAACCAAGATCTTATGGTAAAGATGGTATTGCCATGAAGAACACTAAAGATAAGGTAATTGGGTATGCTAAAAACTCTTCTGAATATATGGCATATAGAACCAAGTTATTTACAGACGGTTTAGCTGAAGGTAAATTTGAAGACATGTTGAGCGCTATCAATCAAGGAACAGGAGCATTTGCATCTTATTTAGAAGTTAATAATAATAAAAAAGACTTTAAAAATATTAAGCAATTAACAAAAGATATAATTAAACACCTTAATTAAAAATGGCTGGAGAAGACGATTTTATTAATTCACTAAATATTTTATTAGGAAGCGATGCAGATGCTAATTTAATAGGAAGCAAATCTATAGAGAAAGAAATCACTGACAATTATGATGATGAAATGGACAAGCCTTCTGGCTCATTCACATCTATGTTAGACAATTCATCACAAGCAGAACAAAGAAGTATTGCCTTTGAACAATCTATGATGGGTGCTGGTGCTGAAAACGTGCAGCAAGATCAAAATGGAGTTATGAATCAAATGGCACAAGGGCCAGCTCCAGATCAGCAAATTATTGATCCACACTCTATGATTGGTAATACAGCAGAGAGAACAGGAAGAGCAATTGCTTCTGGTTGGGGAGATTTAGTTAGTGGAACAGGAGATACAATGGATTTTATTTCTGCACTTGTAACTCCATGGGAGGCAGACGCCACTACATCTGTAGGTTCTTGGTTAAAAGGTATTGGTACAGAATATCAAAATGAAAACACATTAATATTATCTGAAAGTCTTAATGATATTACCATGGCAGATATGTTTAATGGTGAGTTCTGGTCTTCTAAAGTAGCAAGACAAATACCCTTTGCGTTATCATTTGTTATTCCTTACGCTGGTGGAGCAAGGTTAGGAGCTTATGCTTTAGGTAGGTTTGGTATGGCAGCAGCTAGATCATTACAAGCAACTAAAAATGTCGGAACAATGGGAAGGGGAATTGGAGCGGCAGCAAATAAAGGATCTGGTCTTTTAGGAAAATTAGCGTTTGATGGAGGTAAAAAAGGACTGCAAGCAACTAAATTTACCAGAAATGTTGGTGGCTTTGTCGGAGGAGGTGTTGGTGCAAATTTAGCAGAAGGAGCTTTTTTAGCTGGAGAATCATATGATGAAATGTTGTACCAATTAGATGAAAGTGGTCAGCCATTATTTTCTCCACAAGAAGCTGCTGAACATGCTTCTGGCGTAATGCTAGATAACTTTAAGTACTTTATGGTTGATGCTGCTCAGTATGGACTTGTATTTGGAGGTGCTGGTAAAGGATTGACTAGAAAATTAATGATGGGTGGATTCAAAAATACTCCATTCAAAGCCAGTGTAGGTCATTTAATAAAAGGAGGAATGCAAAAAATTGCTCCACACTTAGCCCCTACTGCTGCATATGCGGGTATTGAAGGTATTTCAGAAGGTATACAAGAGCTATATCAAGAATGGATTAAATATACAGCATTACAAGAAGCTAAAGGTAAGGATTATAAAACCTATATGGATTGGATGAAAGATGAGGGTGGTAATTATAGGCCTGAAGTTAGAGATATATTTTTTACATCAGTAGGATTAGGAGCTGCAATGGGGGGAAGTAGAGGTTTTTTTGACTCTATGGCTGAAAGAAAGAAAATGCAAGAAGAGAAGCATGCAAAATTTATAGAGCATGCAAGTAAAATAGATGCAGCTCAAACAACAGAAGAAGAATATTTAGCTACACAATATGCTGTTGATCATGTCATAGCTGACAATGTATGGAACTACGGAGGAGATGGTTCTGTTGTATTTGCTTATTTAGATAAATTAGTTTCTTCTGGTAAAATGACTCAAGAAGTTGCTGATGAATATAAAAAGTCTGTTGAGGTGTCGGAAGCTAATTATAGTAAACACAGCATGAACTCTATGCTAACAGAATCTGCCGCAAAACAAGCGTTTTTTAGAGAGACTAGATTAACTAGAAATGCTACACAACAGGCGCAGCAAAATGCCCTATATGAAAGTGATGTTAAAAAAGTTAATGAAACAATTTCAGACGAGTCTAAGAAGAATAAAATGCTTGCACAATTAGAGGCAGACCACCTAGGTGTTATGGAGACATTAAAAACTGAAGAGGCTGAAGTTAATAGAGAGTTAGAAGATTTATACACATTAAGAATTGATGAAGCTCCTACAGCTAAATCTACAGGTAAGAGAGACGCTAGATTCAAAAAACAAGGACTTACTCCAGAAGAGAATTTAGAGTATTCTCAAGAAGCGCAAAAAGAAAAAGAAAGATTAGAGAAGGGAGAATTTACGCAAACAGAAAGAGAACAAGAGCTTCATAAATTATCTAAATCTGATATGACATTTGATCAATGGAAGGCAGATGTTATTAAAAGAGAGGGTGCTGATTATTTAAATTCATTTACTAATGAGCAGATAATGCAATTAAAGAACCCATCTTTAATGGATAAAGCTCAAACGTTAGGAGGTAAAGCTTTAGAGGTTGGTAAAAGTTTACTTGATAAAGCAAAAACTGTAGTATCAGGTTTAACTAATTCAGAAAAAACTGAATCAAAAGAAGAGGCTAAAAAGCCAGAGGCTAAAAATACAATTATTGAAGACAATCTTACGCAAGCAAAAAATTGGGTAAAAAAGAATTTACATATTTCTAAAGATAAAGTATCTAAAATAATTGAAGAAGTTAAGAAGGCTGGGGGTACTGCTGCTGATGTTATTAGTAAGCTTAAAGCAGAAAAAACTTTAAAAGGAGCTTCTAAAAAAGTTTATGACGCTATAGAAAAATTTGCTAATGATAGAATTGAAGGGAAGGAAGGTAAAACTTGGAAAGAATTTATTAAAGATAAATTATCTGTTGATAAAGAAGGTAAAGTTACCGTTGAAGAAAAAACAAAAGAAGACACTATTACTCCCAAAATAATAAAAGATAGTAAAAAATCAAAATATGCTAAGACTGAAGAAATGCAAAATAAGGGTAAGCCTATTACAAATTCTACAGATACAATAACAGTTGATGGGGTTGATTATAGATTTAGAATAGAAGAGTTTAAAGATGGAACTATTTTATACAATGTAAGTGAAATAGCTGCAGATAACAAGGGTGGTATGCCAATTAGGTCATTAACAGAAAAAGAATACAAATCTTTAATTGAAAAGTCTCAAGAAGACGTAAAAAAAAAAGATAAAACCGAAAAAGTAAAGGTTTATCCTAAAAACAAAACTTTTAAAAAGATAGAGGAATTTCTTAGAAGCATTGGAGGGTCTATTGTTTTAAAAGGATTAGAGGTTGTTTATGGAGGAGGAACAACATGGGGAGGTAAATCTATTGTAATTAAAAGAGATGGGGAAGATTTAAGGTTTTATGACTTTAAAGGAGATATCCTAAAGCTTATTGAAAAAAATATTAATAAGCCAACAATACTTAAAAACATTGAATTACGATTAAGAGATCCTAAAAAAGGAGCTAAAGACGTAGTTACAATTAATGGTAAGCACTATTTTCATTTTCCTAAATCTCGTACAGAAACTGCAATGTATGATACTATTGTAGATGTTTATGTAGATGGCAAAAGAGTAGGGGAGTTATTGCAAAGAGACTGGAACTCTAAAATTATTACAAGAAAGGCTAAAAAGCAAGACGTTAGAAATATTGATAAAGTAATTGGCAAGTTAAAAGAAACTAAAGAAAATATTAAAAAGCTTTTAAATTCTACTTTTACAGAAGACCAAACAACAGAAATACTTAATATTAATCGTAATCTAGAAGTGTATCAATCTTCTGGTATTGGTGCTTGGGTTTTAACGCAAAGTGTTGTACAGCGACAATTTCCTGGAGCGAGAGGATATGTTGTTTCTCAAAAACTACATGACGACTACGGTTCTGAAGCTACTGCTTTAGCATTAGGATCTGCTTATGTTTTAATTAATGAAAAAGGTGTTGAGCAAACAGATTTAATTCACGAATTAGGTCACATATATTATTCTATTATGGAGAATACTCCATTAATGAAAAGAATAAAAAAGTTATTGATTTCTAGTAAATTCTACCAGGACACTAAAGAAGAATACCCTGAGCTTATATTGTTTAATTACGACAAACAACAAGTAACTCTTGGTGATTTATATGAAATGATTAATAATAATAAGTTTGGTTATACTAGCGATCTTATTAGTATTGTGGAAAATATAGAAGAGGCTGAAAAAAATAATAACAACCAAAGATTAATTGATTTATTTCATTCATTAAGAATTCAATTAAAAAATCAAGGAATTAAAGAAGTAAAAAAGAATGCACAAAAACACATAATAGAGGAGTCATTTACTAAGGCATTAGAAGCATCATCATACGGTACTGTAAATTCTATTATTAAAAATACTGAAGCACAAAGACAACTTAAAAAAGATTTAATTCAGTTTTATAAAGAAACTAAAAATTTAACTACTGAAGATGAAGCAAAAAGATTTCTTGACTTAACCGTAGAAAATATACAGAGCTTATCTTTAGATGCTGCAATAAAACAAGTGCTTCTTGATTTTAATTCTCAAGACAGAAAAATTCCTATTGTTCAGAATTCTGGATACAAAAACAAAACAAAAGCAAAGAAAAAAAGATTATCTAAGCATGGTAGTTACAGTAATATATATTCTCATATAGGTGATGTTTCAGGTAAAAAAGGTCTAACAAAAACACAAAAACTAAACGCTGTTATAAAGGCTATAGCGCAAAGTAGCGGACTTACACAAAAAGAAGTTTCTAATAAATCTAAAGAATACATAAAGGCTATTATAGCTCAATCTACAAGGCGTAACGACTTAAAGTCAGCTGACACTGTATTAGATAAAGAGTTAAAAGAAATAGGAATTGTTATTGAAGCAAGAGATGAAGTAACTGGAAAGGTAGAAGAACATACTATTGAAACTGCTAGATATGAAGAAAGCGAAAAGAACAAAGGCTTACCTACAACGGCATCTAATTTTATAAAAAAGATTACTGAAGTTTTTAATCATAAAAATCCTGACAATAAAATTAATAGAAAAAAACTATTGCATGCTTTATATGCACTAGCAAAACAAACGATGTATGATCCTTTTGATTATGTTCCTGAATTAAGAAAGTCTGACAATCCCCATCTTATTTCTATGATAAAAGAATTAGATAGAATATATAATGGAGATGTAAATCTTACTAATGCTAAGATGATGGAGCTTAAAGGGTATGTAGAAGGCATTAATATAGAAGTTTTAACTAATGGGGTTTTAAATATTAATGCTAAGACTGGTGAAATGTCTTGGAATAAATATAAAACAACAAGCAGATCACTTGAGGCGTCTGTTACAAATTCAGTACTAAACCATGTTAAAGACAATAAAGATGTACAAAATAAATTAGCAAAAGTTTATAACGATTATTTCAATAAGAAAAAACCTTCTGTTAATGATAAGTATAATGCTGCTAATAAGTTTTTAAATATATTATTAGATGTAAAAAACAATCCTAAAGGAAGTCTTATTGATATTCCTTCACTATTAAATAATACAATAATGTATGAGGGTAAGGAACAGTATCTTTATAATATGTTATTTGAGCACACTATAAACCCTCAATATAATACGCCTATTTTAAAAAATAAGTTTATGGTGTATGACGGAAAAAAGAGAGAGTTTGTTGCTAGTATACCTCAGTATGAGCCTTTTGAATTATTTTTTGGATCTCAAAGCTCGTTAAGAAATATTATTAACGAAGGCCTTGTTCTTTCAAGAGGGATAAATTACTTGTCTATAGTAGATAGTGTAACAGGTGACGCTATAAGCGTATTTAATAAAGAAAACGGATTACAAAATAGAATTAAAAATGTTGCTAATGTTATTAATGAAGGGGTTTATATAGAAGAAAACGATATAATGCATTCTGACAATAATATCTATTCTTATATATTGCAAGAAAGAAAAAATAAAAATAAACTTGCTAATAGAAAAGGAAAGGTAGTTAACAATCCATTAAGACTTACAGTTCATTCTGGTCTAATGAGATCGTTGATAGGTATGGCGGAACATAAAGCGCATGTTAATTATGAGCAAAGAGCAAACAAACTAAATAACACATCTCCTAATGAGCTCTTAGCTAATGATTTCTTTATGTGGCTTGCAAGGTACCAGGAAGGTAAAAAGAATAAAGACACAACTATTATATATGATCAGCCTATAGCTGTATTTTCTGATAAAAGTAGAAGATATTATATAGAAAGTATAATGGCTCATGATGAACAAAGCAGGCGATTGATATTATCTAAAATAGAAAACAATCCTGCGTACAAAGCTAAATACTCTGACGGCAAATCTGATGTATTTCCATTTAAAATAAGAGATGGTAGAATTGTTAACATACAAGATGAAGTAAAAAAATTAAGCAAAGAGATAGGTAAAAATCAAGAGCTGTTTACTAGTAATAAAGACTATAAAGACATTAAGAATAAAAGAGAAGTTTACGAAGCATTCTTAACATCTTATATTGCTAATAGATTTATGGCTCAACAATTATTTGTTCATGATCATAGACAATCTAAAAATGAAATTGACTATGTTAAAAGAGCTGCTGGAGCTATTGCAAGTCATACCGTGTATGACAGAAACTCTCAAGTTGAATTTATTATTACTAAAGATTATTTTGTAGATGATGATAATAATTTAACAACAGAAGAAACTGATGGTGTTGCTATTGAAAACGATGCTATGGGGTACGTTTTACCAGGTCAAGCTAAGATTATACGTAACAAGTATGGTGAAATACAAAAGGTAGGTAATGTCTTTAAGTTTGTTTATCATTATACAGAAACAGACGGGAAGTTGAAAGGGAAAACAACATACATGAAATTTGCTGTGCATGTATTAACTCCTGAGCTAGAGGCCTTAAGTCCAGAGATGACTAAAATTGGAGATATACTTAGGGCTAGAGAGGCAAATGTTAATGAACTATCTAAAGTTAAAAACAATCTTATAATTGCTGCTTCAGAATCAGCAGCTAAGCTGTTTAAAGACGGTATAAGAACAGATAATCACATTTATGATATTAACCAGCTAAACGCACAAGAAATTAGCGACAAGCAAGATGAAATACATTTAGACGAATCAGGATATAGAGGTTTGTCAGGAGAAGGATTAGGCATACAACTAGAGTTAGATAAACAAGCTAGTGAAAGGTTCTTCCCTTCACAATTATTTTACAATATAGCAACTAACATTAAAACAGAAGAAGAGGTTAAACTTGTTAATGAAATGTTTGAGCTGAGAAAAAAAGTAATGGATGCTAATAATACGCAGAGAAATAAATCTCTTATTATGAATGATTCTGCAACGGAGCAGGATGCTTTAGCCGAAAGAGATTCATTTAAATCATCTATGTCTGCTGATGTATTTGGTATAATGGTAGATAGCTCTTATGAGTTGTTAGATCCAAGATATCCATTTATGAATGCTTCTCATAATTCTATAGCTCTAGGTAAGATTACAAAGAACGGAACTAAGATGTATACTAAAGGAAGTATTGGGTATCAATCTTCTAGTTTAGGTATGGGATTACAATCTTATAAAAAAGGATTATTTAAAGGAGATGAAAGTGTAGTTGCTTCTGAAGCCTATGTTCCTGGATATTTACAAGGTGATGGAGTTAAAGTTGGTGATTTATTTATAGGCACAAGAGTACCTGCGCATGGTAAAGTAAGTAGTTCTGTTTTTGTAGTTAAAGGATTTCATAAACAAATAGGAGACTCGCCAACATCTAATATAACTATACCTGCACATGTAAGTAAGAACTGGGGAGCTGATTTAGATGGAGATTCGGTTCACATGAATTTCCAATGGACAAAAAAAGAAGTTGCTGAAAAAGAATGGAGATCATGGTCTAATGAATTTTTTCTTAAATATGTAGAGCTTGTAAGTACAAAAGAAAGGCAGTCTGAGATTAAGGCTGATATTGATTTTATTACAGATTCAGACAATGCCATATCAAACACTAATAAATTAATTGGAATAGATTCTTCTGATATTAATTCACAATTAACGCCTATAGGCGATGCACAGATGTTTGAAGATAACGTACCAGCTAAAGACTTAGTAGGAATGGTTGCTGCATTACAAAGATCATTTAATATATTTTCTAGCGGAAAAGGAGAAGCTCTTCCTTTTGGTATATCAATTAAAGATACAGATGGTTCGGTTAATAAACATACTGACGGTAAGCCAATTGAAAAATACTTTGACAATAAAGAACTAGAAGGAGGTGTTGGGAACTGGTTTGGTGTAGCTCAATTACTTAATATAGTGCTTGATAATGCTAAACATCAATACGCTAGTAAACTAGGATTAAATAGAAACAGTGTATTTCCTTATACATACTTAAGAAGACTTGGGTTTTCTTTAGATCAATTATCTTTATTATTTAACTCTCCTGTAGTAAAAGAGTATATGGAGTTTAAAAGAAATCGTAGTAAAAACTATATCTCTAAAGGTAAGGATATTAACGATATGTTTAATCAGTCAGATGAAATGAATCTTAATGAGCTAGTTGAATTTTTGGAAACACAAAACATTAAGTCTTTATCAAAAACATATACTGATATAATAACAGGTAAACCTAAGAAGGGATACAATAAAACAACATGGAACAAACTAACTAGCAGACTAGACTCTGGTATTGAAATTGATTTAAATGGACTTATTAATAGAGAGCAGGCAGCTGAAGTAGATGCTATTTTAGCTTTATATGCGTTAAGCAAATATAACAGTGATATAGTAAGACCTTTTTCTATGGCATTTACAGTACATCAAACTATTGAAAAAAATCCTGTTGAACTACATAAGATACATAATGACATACTTAAAATACGACAAGGGCCAGTATTAATTAATGATAAAACATCTGGAGGCTTAAACATAACTTATGAAATGGGCGATAGTGCTAACAATGCAATTGTAAATCACGCTGTAGGACTTTTTGATTCTACCTTAAAAAGAGCATCTCGTACTGATATTAGATTTACTCCATACATGCAAAGTATATTAACTACTCCTAAAGCCGAAGAGTTGTTAGAAAAGAATAAGGATTTTAAAAGTAAAATTATAAATCAAGTAATTGTAAACGATTTAAAACAAAACATAGAGCTTCTTACAAATGAAAAAAGCGTAGAAGCTTTAGTTAATGATTTAATAAGTTTAAGATTAAAATATCCTGATAATTTCTTTTTGCATAATGTATTAGATATTAACGAAAAAGGAAATTATATTTCTGTAAACAGGGTTAATATAACTGAGTTTACTTCAAGAAAAACTATTGATCAAATAAAAGAATCATTTGCATTAATAAGTTTAGAAGATAAAAATTTAATATTTGATATGGAATATGAGTTTAATAAATTTGGATTTACTGGAGATTTTTCTGGAGCAACTTCTTTTGTTCCGTTCTTTGATAATAATTATGTAGCTAAAATTAATGATGAAATATCTAAGATAGTAGAGTTAAATCAAACTAGAGAAGAAACTACAACTAGTAAATTAGATACAGCTATTAACCAAGTCGTAAGCCCTAAGAAAGGGACAGTTAGACAAAGAGCTAAGAAATTAGCACAACATGATCATACTATTACAATTGAAAGGCCTAATAAAAGAGCTAAGAAAATAGGACCTGAAGTGTCTTATAGAAATTTTTCTCAAGATCCTAATAGCCCTGTAATGAATATGACTATGTGGGCGGCTGATAAAGGTATTGATTTAAATAAAATAGACAAAGAATCTAAAACTTACGAATTATTAAATAATAGATACGCATCTTATAAAACACAAGTAGGGCTTGTTAATGAGTTTATTTCTGAATTAGACATGAAGCCATTATCTGAATACAATATAAAAGATTTATACACTATAGCTTCTGATTTTAGAAAAATGGATAATTCAGCAACAAAAGGATTAGCTTATCTTATAGAAAAAGAAATAGGGCAGCAAGCTTTTAGAGAGCAGGCTGAGTTTTTACAAAAGGCTGGTCGTAAACAAGGGTATGAGTATAATGTTCCTGGAGAGCAAGGAGTAGCTCAAGAAGACCTTACTAATTACCGAGCATGGTTAGGGTCTAACAACATGACGTCTAAACGTCCTGAAATACAGTATTTAATTAACGAAACGCAAAAAGAATATAGAGAGTATTTAAAAGCTTTTAAAAGATATAAAAACATTATAGATAAATCACACAATGCTTTATTAAAATCTAAAAGATCTAGACTAACTACTATGGAAAGATTAAAGCAATCTTTTACTTCTTATGATAAATATAAATACATTTATGGTAATATTATAAGGATAAGCGGTGATAAAGTAAGGCTTCTTAATAGAGATGAAATTACTGAAGTGTGGGACACTTTGAGCACACAAGAGCAAGACTACTGGACTCAATACATGACAATAGCTAATATGTTAATTGGAGCTGAAGAATCAAACGGTATGAAAGTTCCTAATATGCAGATGGGTAATTTAGAAGCTATGTCTAAAAATGGTTTATTTGGATTGTATAATACAACTATTGACTCTTTTGATTATGAAAGAGTTAAGGTGTATGGTACTGATAAAGATGGCAATAAAAGTTTAAAAACATTTTATGAATGGAAAAATGAAGTGTATAAAAACAGAACAGGTAAAATTACTTTAGATTCTGGTAAAAAAATATTTGAATTAGATAAGTTAAGAAAAAAAGCAAAAGAGTTAAAGAAGCTAAATAAACATGAAGATAACTCTCCTATATTATTATCTGATAATGAGTATGACGCCTTAGTTAATAGCGCTTACAAGCTTAAAGCAATGGTAGGTCATGATGTTAGTGATGTTGATGCTGAATTAATAAATGAATACGATAGAAGACAGGGTTCTGCGTTAGAGCAAAATACTCTTAACATACACACAGCTTTATTAGAATTTACTAGAAGCTCTTTGTTTATGCACGGTGAAAACACTGAAATTAATCCTGAAGGATTTGCTGGTATGCATAAAACATCTATTCTTACTGATTCTGTTATAGCGTTTAATAAAGATTTAGACAATACTAATGCTGTTAAATATCTTACTAAATGGTGGAAAGAAGGATTTTTAGAAAAGAAAAAACAAGAAAGTATTTTTGGAAAAAAGGCTGACAAAGTTATTGATGGATTTGTACAGCTTACATCTTTAAGGCTACTAGGGTTTAGCTTAAGTGTGGGTGTAGGTAACGTTCTTGCAGGTAAATATCAAGAATTAAGAAAAAGAGGAGGTAAACAATTTGCCACTGGAGAGGTTAGATTTTGGAAAGACTGGTCTAAATCAAGAGAGATTCTAAAAAAACACAGAATAATTGATTATAGTTTTGATGACTTTGTTCATCTTTCAGAAAAGAAAGGTGCGTGGGGTAAGATAGAAAAATGGTCATTTATGTTTATGGATCAATCAGAGCACTACATACAAGGCTCAGCATTTTTAGGCATGCTAACTAAAGAAGAATTTCAGTCAGGTGAGATATCTCAAAAAAGAGTTATGTATATCAATCATAAAATATCAACAATACATGGTGAGGGTTATACTTCTTTTGATGCAAGTATGCTTTCTATGTACTCTTATGGTAGGGCATTACTACAATTTAAAAAGTGGTTTATTACTTTAATGCAAGATAGGTTTTCTGCTGAAGAAATTGATAGATTTGGAAAAGTTAATGTAGGAAGCTATAGGGCTGCTGGTCAATTTGCTAACACAACAATAAGAGACTTCTTTTCAGGTAAGATTTCAATGAAAGAGGTTATTGATATATATAATAAGTCAAGCGCACATAGACAAGAAGAAATTTTAAGTTACTTAAGAGGCGTTGGTATAGGATTATCTCTTATAGCTTTAATAGCAATGATGGAAGACGATGATGAGCAAGACACTAAAGCTTTAAGAACTTTAAAAAAGTTATCTCATGATGTTTTTGTAACTACAGATATAAATAGATTTATAAACTATACAGCTGTTCCAGCATCTACTAGTACACTTAAAAATGCCACAAGAGGCATACAAGAAGCTATAAGAGATGATAGAGTTAAAAGATCAGGGCCTTACGCAGAAGCAGGATCTTCTAAGGCTTTAAAAACGTTTAATATTGAAGTTAGTCCTTATTCTGAATTTAGAAAAGATTATTTAAACTTTGTCTATGAGGGTAAAAAAGAGAAAAAGAAAACAAGTTCTTTAATTAGGTAATAAAATTTGTATATTTGTAAAAAATTAGAATATGAACGTAAACGACTTATTTAAAGCATCTTTTGGCAGTTATGGTTCTGTTTATTTACAAGATGATGGAGCTATATTAGATTTAAATGGATCTACTGCTAATAGATTTATATTAGCAATTACATTTTTGTCAGATACTAAGTTTCAAGCTATACAAACTCTTGACGGGGTTATAGGATCTATTAGTTCAGACGGAACAAATGAAACGCAAATAGATGATGCTTTTGGAGCTACAACGACATGGGCTACAGGAACAGATAATGATGATGCCTTAGCAATAGACAATACTGTAAGATTTCCAAAAGGAGTTACAATATACGGAAAGTGGGATTATATAGAATTACATCAAGGATCATGTTTGTGTTATTTAGCACCAGTGGGATATTAATAAATTAAAATAAAAATAAAATGGCAAACGTAAATGATTTAAAAACAGTACCTGGCTTAGGCGATTTTGGATCTTGTTATATTACAGGAGATGGACAAAAAGTAGATCTTGACGGACTAACAGCAACAGCATATGTTTGTGCTATATATGTAGTGGCTGCTACTAAATTTGAAATATTATCTAACATGAATGGTGATGTTAGAAATATAAGTACTGTTACTGCAGAAAATGTTAGAAGTACTCAGTTTGGAGCTACTTCAGAAAGTACTGATATTGTAGCAGGAGAGTCTGGAACAGAATTTCCAACAGGAACATGGTTGTATGGTAAGTGGGATAATGTAGAATTACACGCAGGAACTTGTATTTGTTATCTAGCTCCTAGAGGATACTAGTGTGGGATTCATACAGAAATTAGCTAAAAGAAAAATTAAAAGCAAGGAAGACATGCCAATGTATATGATAAAAGAAAATACACTATACGCAAAAGTGCTTCCAAAAAAACCAATATTATATTATATTAATCCTAAAAATTGGATTAAATGGGTTTAGGTTTAGGATTAGTAAACTCAAAGTTAGATTATACTGTAGGGTGGGAACCCTCTGATAAAGACGATTTAGTATTGTGGTTAAAAAATGATGTAGATGTATCTAGTGCTTTGTGGAAAAATCAAGCTAATGAAAGCAAAAACTTTATACAAGAACTGTCAGGAAGACAACCTTCTCTTGCTGAAACTGATGCAATAGATAGTCAAGAAATAACAAACGATTTAATTTTTGATGGAGTAGATGATGGTATGCAGATTAATGATAGCGGCTCTATATCAGTTGATGACGCTTTTACATTTGTTATAGTTTTTAAGCCTGATGTTGCTAAAGATGTTGTCTTAACTTCAGGAGCTTCTTTAAGTAGTAGTATATCATTAGGCCCTTTAGGCCTTACTGGAAACCAAACCGTAACGTTTTTAGCTAATAATGTTGCCACTACACTTCAACACACTAAGCCATTTGTACCGTCTAGTAGTAGTATTCCTTTACAGTATTATATTATACAAAGATCAAGTAGTGGTGCTATGACTGGAGAGTCAAGTGTCTGGGGCAATGTTAATAGTATAGTAAATAGTCCTAATACAGAAGTTTTAACTTTAGATAAATTATGTGGCGCACCCAAATATTATGATGGATCAATAAAAGAAATTTTTTTATTTGAAAGTGTTTTTGAAAATAGTACTGATTACAGGCAGATGCATAAGTACTTAGAGCATAAATTTGGAATAGAAGAGTATAGTTCTTAATAGTTTTTACTAATTTTGTAAATATAAAAAATTTAATATTGATTAATGGCAACTGCAGCCCAAGAAATAGCGTTAATGAAGAGAGACATAGAGACTTTAAGCGGAGACGTTAAAGAAATAAACGATAAGCTAGACAGACTTATGGTAAAGCTATTAGACCCAGATGAAGGTTTGGTTGTTAGAGTTAACAAAAATACTAGTAGATTAGACAGAAGAGATGTTGAATTACCTGTATGGTTAGGTAATTTAGAGGAGTTTAAGCAAATGAAAAGGTGGAAATCAAACGTAACTAAAGCTTTGTGGGGCATATACACAGCAATCATAGGTTATATTGTTAAATTAATATTTTGGTAATGAAAGAAATATTAGATCTTATAGAAGGATATGGTTTACCTTTAGTGTTATTGCTTGGAGCATTATATGCATTATATAGATTTTTAGTATTTAGTTTATATGAAGTAAAAAATCAATTTTCTCGTCATCATGAAAAAGCTGCTGATAACATTGAAGAAATGAAAAAGAAAATTGATATAATTTTAGAGTATATAAGAAAAAATTAATATGAAGGATTTTACTATAAATTTAGGTAATATAATTTGGATTATAGGTATAATATTTACTATGGGTATGGCTTATAGCCAGATTGCCCAACTAGGAGAAGATATAATAATATTAGACAGAAGGTTAGAGAAAAAGATTAAAATAATTAGCGAAAACGAAGACCGAATAGTAGAACTTGAAAAAGAAATAGCAAAGCTAGAAGGTTGTAATCATAAATAAAAACTAATAAAATGAAAAAAGCAATTTGTAAACTTATAAAAAAAATAACTTTTAGTAAAGTGTGCCTTGGTTGGTGTGCTTGTAATTTAAAATAAACATACAACATGGCAATACTTACAACAATAGGTGGTATGCCTTTATTTAGCACGCCAACAGAAGCTCTCAACTATGGAAGTGCTCAAGGACTCGTAGGGTATCACACGCATGTTTTTAATGGTGTTACTGGTTATATGGCTGGAGCAACTCACGGACAGGCCTCTGGATCAAGTTCAGGTAGCTCTATGTCAAACAATCAGACAACACAAGGTGGAGGTAGTCAAGGTGGAGGTGGTTACTAATAGATAATAAAATATGAGTATATTAGGAAAAATATTTAGTACTGGCGCTAAAGAATTAGTTGAAGGCGTAGGAGATGTTATAGACAATTTACATACAAGTAAAGAAGAAAAGCTTGCTGCTGAATTAAAAGTAAAAGAACTTTTATCTAACTATGAAATAGAAATGGAGCGTCAAGTAACTGCTAGATGGGAATCGGACATGAAGTCAGACTCTTGGTTAAGCAAGAACGTAAGGCCAATGACGCTTATATTTTTAGTGGTTAGCTCTGTGTTAATGATATTTATTGATTCAGGAACAATTAAATTTGTAGTAGACGATGAATGGAAAAGTTTATTACAATTAGTATTAGTAACAGTAATAGGTGCTTATTTTGGAGGTAGATCTTATGAAAAAATAAAAAGATAAATTAATGACTGATGACTACAATGAAATTGAATTTTATCAAGCCATGCAAAATGCATATATTTTATTAACTAATAAATTAACATTTGATGAAGTTTTTGATCATAATGGCTGTGACCTTCCTTTTGATATATCTAATAAAGTTACTAAAAAAGAAGTTAATGAAGTTATTGATTTTTTCTGCGAACAAGAAGAATATGAAAAATGTAGTGAATTAAAAAAAGCTAAAGAACTAGAGAAATATAATAAAAATTTCATAAATTTGTAAAAAATTAAAAAACTATGCCAAGCAATTATACATTTAACGCAAATATGTCCTGTACGGCATCATCTGCAACAGGATATTCACAAGGAGTAAGCGGTGGGTTTTCTTTAAACCTAACACAAATAAATTCAGTACAGAGCGGAAGGATGGAAATAGGAACATCAAACACAGAAGTATGTGCTGCTCCAGCAGGTACTGGTATTGGTAAAGTTGTCTATATGAGAAATTTAGATGATACAAATTTTCTTGAAGTTCACACAGGAACAGCGGTAGATACTGATGTTGTAGCTATATTAGAACCAGGAGAATGGTTCTTTACAATACTAAGGGATACTTTAGCAGTAGGAGCTTCTGCTGATACAGCAGTAATAGATGTAGAATACTTTGCAGTAGAAATAGACGCTAACGCTTAATTAATAATATAAAAACAAACAACTATGGCAACAATGTCAACAACATTTACGGCTTCAGGATCATTTTCATTAACAGATGAATTTGGTGTAACTGTATTTTCTTATAGCCCATCTTTTACAACTACTCCTAACACTGCTTCATTAGCCCTAACTACAGGAGAGGTTTTAGCAGGAACAACAGCTACTGAAATTGCAATACCACAGCATAATGATGATAGATTATTTTGTTTTGTTAAGAATATAGATACTGATCATGCTGTAGAAGTTATGGCTTCAGAGCAAGAGGGTACTTCTAAAGAATGCGCTGATTTAAAACCAGGTGAATTCTTTTTTGCGCCTATGGAGTTAAATAGTGATGATACGGGAGATAGCATTACAGTAGGAAACGGTACTTCAGCTCAAAAAGTTCAATTCTTACTATGCGATGCAATAGATAACTAGAACAATGAATCTTACAGTTTTAAGATATAGTAGCCAGGAGGATAGTACTTCTGGCTTACTTTTTTTAAAAGAGGATGATAAGTTAAAATTTTTGTGTTATACGTTAGAAGATGAACATAGAGACGTTAAAATTAAAACAGAAACTAGAATTCCTTCAGGATCTTATGAAATTATTTTAAGAAAACATGGTGGCTTTCACGAAAAATATTCTAAAAGATTTAGCGATATTCATAGGGGTATGCTTCACATTATTGATGTACCTGGTTTTGATTATATTTTATTACATTGCGGTAATACTGATGAACACACTGCTGGCTGTTTGTTGGTGGGCGATACCCAAAGTAACAACATTATTAATAAAAATGGCTTTGTTGGTCAATCCTCGCAATGTTACAAAAGAATATATCCGCCTATTGTATCTGCGCTTGAGAAAGGTGATAAAGTTACAATAACATATATAGATTTTGATTAATGTTTAAATGGATAGGTAATAATATATTTAATCTTATTTCTAGATTTAGAGATGATGTCTATTTAGATAGTGTGTCTAGTGGCACAATAGTTAGTGGTGGCAACCTAGGTCTTGATTCTAATAATAAAATAGTTAAAGCAACAGAAGCTACTGGAGATTTAACTTCTATTGTAGCTGGAACAGGGTTAAGTGGTACTAGTTTAACAGGTCCAATACCAACTTTAAATCTTGCGTTAACAGAACTTTCAACTGTAACGCCTACATCAGGTGATTTTTTGGCTACTCTAGATGGTAACACTCCAACACACCAAAATACAACCACAGACAGTTTAGCAACTTTATTTGCTGGGACTGGATTAACAGCTTCTAGTGCTGTAATTAGTGTTGACGCTTCACAAGCACAAATAACTCGTGTTGGAACAATTTCTGCTGGTGAGTGGAGAGCATCAGCCATTAGTACTGCGTATTTAAATGGTCAAAGTGGGACAAATACTGGAGATGAAACTTTAGCAAGTATAAACGCTTTAGATATCACAGAAGTAGGAACTATTAGTTCAGGTGTTTGGCAAGGAACAACTATAAAGACTGCATACATAGGTGATGATCAAATTACTGAAGACAAACTAGCTAATACACTTTTAGCAGAAATAGATGCTAATACAGCCAAAGTTACTAATTCAGACCAAAGTAAAGCAGATATAAATGCATTGGATATTACAGAAGTAGGTACTATTGACAGTGGTGTTTGGCAAGGAACAGCTATAACCCACGCTTATATTGGTAATGATGCTATTGAAGGCGACAACATAGCAGATGATGCTGTTGATTCAGAACATTATACAGATGGCTCTATAGATACAGCTCACATAGCTGATGATCAAGTAACTTTTGCAAAAGCACAAGGTGTTACACCTAACGTTTTTAATAATAAAATAAAATTACTACCTTCAGACTTTGTGGCTAATGATGATGGTAATAATCAAAAATTTGGCATTGGTTATGTTGATGATGCTGGAGCAACTACTTATGGTATGAGAGCCGCGAATAGTTTAACAGAGCTTTATGCTTTTGTTTCTATACCACAGGGTATGTCAGCTACTCATGTTAATATATTTGGTAGATCTAATATAGCTGTTGTAGTTTATGAAGCACAAGTAAACGCAACATCTATGACATCTAAAGGAACAGGTAATTGTAATACAGCAATAGATATGTCAGGCGCGCCTGTTGCCTCAACCGAGCATAACTTTTTAGCAATAAAAATAACTATAGCTACTTTTAGTGGTGGTAGTGCAGATAGAATTTTCGGTGGACATGTAACAATAGCAGCATCATAAAATAAAAAACTATGGCTTTAATAGACGATAAGTACAAAAAATCTAAAACATCTAGACCTAGTTTAGGTGAAATAAAAATAATAAAAAGTCCAGAAGTTGCACAAAAAAGTGCTTATTCTACAAGTAATGAAATTAATTCTTTAAATAATCTACAGACTATTAAATCTGTTGTAGATAGTAATTCAGTAGAATCAGTAACCGTAAAAGGATTTAAAATACCTGCAGACGAATCTGCCCATAGAGCATTTAGTATAGCTGAAAAAGATGGATTAGGTGGATTATTATTTTCTCATTATGATATAAGTACACAAGCTGACGCTACAATATCTATGGCTTGGAGTTATGATGCCTCGTCTTCTCTAAAAATAATAGGGTCGGATGGTATTATTAACACTGAAAATGTTGGAGGAGGAACTATTTATAGGGTTTTAACCACTACAATTCCACACGGCAGTGCTTTTAGTTTACCAGTAGATATTATAAGGAATTTTAAAAACTTATCTAAAAAAATTCATTTTTATGTTTCTTCTAGCATATCTGGTGTAGAAATGACTATATTTAAAACTAATGAGTAAGCCAAGTCATAAATATAATATACCTATTTGGTTGTCTGATTGGACATTTAAAGACGGTAAAGAAAAAACACACCACATATATAATGTAGTAGTAAAAGGGGTAAATGAGGATGATATAATAAATAATTTAGACATTGTTAATAAAGTAGTTAATAAATTAAAAAGAGGTCGTAAAAAAGTAACATTAAAAGCTACTAACTTGGTCCTCAAGAGTCAACACGGGTATGGTATTGACGAAAACTAAAATTTTAAACCATGTTAATTAATGAAAAGATTAAAGAATATCTTTTAAAAAATCCAACAAAATTAAGAAGCGATTATGCTAAAACTGCAGAATTGTTTAACACTAATTATGAGCAGGTTAGAGGAGTAGCTCGTAAGATTAGAAAAACTCTAGGTGATGTAACTAACGATGCAGAAAAAGAATCAATAGATGTTTCTAATAAAAAAGATTCTAAAATTGTTAATATAGAAAAGTCTACAAGAATAAAATCTATAGAAGATTTAATTAAGGCTGCTAATATAGATACAAACTTATGGGAATTAGAAAAATTTGATATAGGTACATATGAAGTAACAGGATTTGACGCTAATAACAATCCCAATACAGTTACTATGTATCGTATGAAAGCTTGGTTTAAACCTATTAAAGCTCATCTCAATTTAGATTTAATATCTAAAGATTTAAAAGAAGATCTAAAAGATTTATCGCCATTAGTACAACGAAAAGAATATCAAAGAGACAAAAAAGATAAATACCTTTTAGAAATATCTGCTTTTGATTTACATTTAGGTAAAATAGGTATTAAGGGGGATGATTATAGTTTAAAAATAGCTTCTAATAGATTAGTGGATGCTGTAGAGCATTTATTATATAGAGCTCAAGGTTACCATGTAGATAAAATTTTATTTATAGTAGGACAGGATTTGTTAAATTCTGATGGTGATTGGCCTATAGTATCTACTACTAGAGGAACTCCACAATATAATACTGATTATGGTATAGATATGTACAGAGCAGCTAGAAAGCTTTTAATTAAATGTATAAACTATCTTTCTGAAATAGCTCCTGTACACGTAATGGTTGTTCCTGGTAATCACGACAGAGAATCTGTAATGCACTTAGGTGATATGTTAGAATTATATTACGATAAAAATGAAAATATAAAAGTAGATAATTCAGATTGCCAAATGAAAATGTTAGTGTATGGAAAAAATATGATTATATCAGATCATGGAGATGGTCCAAAAGCAACAAATCTCCCTGGCATAATATCCCAAAGATACAAAAACGCATGGTCGGATGTTGATTTTGTTGAGGTGCATAGAGGTCATTACCATACCAATAAGTCTGTTAAATTACAAGCTATTGAAGAGTTAAACGGTATTACTGTTAGAAATTTATCTTCTATGTCTGCAACAGATTTTTGGCATGACTCTAAAGGTTTTATAGGTAACATTAAAAAAGCCCAAGCATTCCTTTATCATAGGACAAATGGATTGCAAGGGATTTTAAATTATAATGTTTCTTTAAGAAAATAGTTTAATTAATTATTTTCTTCTAGTATAACAATTAATTCTTCTTTATTTAGAAGTTTTCTAGGACGTTTTCCTTTTATATAATCTTCAGGATCATAAACTTGTTTCACCTCTTTAATTTTTCCTTGAGGTGTAGTTTTAACAATCCATCTAATATCTTTATTAAAGGATCCTTTTTTTAAATGTGATAAGAACGAAAAATCATTTTTCATGTTTAAAATTTATTAAATTTATCTTTTACTATTTTATCTATAGTGTTCCAAGAAACATTAGTTAAATGTTGTATGTCCTTTAAGGTATAGCCTTTTGTAACATATTTCCAAATTCTTAATTTTTGTTGGACAGTTAGTTTTTTATAAGGAATTTTTTTATAATATTCAGCCCTTCTTCTTATATCTTTTAATGTTTCCATTATTCATTAATTTCGTTTAATACGCATTCAGTTGTCAATATCATTCCAGCAACAGAAGCTGCATTTTCTAAAGAAACTCTTACTACTTTAGCAGGATCAATAACTCCTGTTTTAATAAGATCTTCATATTTTTCAGTTTTAACATTAAAACCTTCGCTGTTTTTCATATTCTCAAGAGTACTAACAATAACTTCAGCATTCAGTCCAGCATTAAGTAAGATAGTTTTTAGAGGAATTTTAACTGCATTAAGAACAATATTTTTACCTAATATATATTCTTTTGCATACTTTCTGTCATTAATAATTTCAGAAGCTCTTAGCAATGCAACACCGCCTCCAGGAACAATACCTTCTTCCATGGCAGCTCTAGTTGCAGCAAGAGCATCGTCAACTCTGTCTTTCTTTTCTCTCATTTCAACTTCTGTTGGTGCGCCTACATAAAGTACGGCAACGCCTCCTGTTAGTTTGGCAATACGAGATTGAAGCTTTTCTGCACTATAATCATTAGTAGCATCTATTTGTTTGTTTAATTGAGATACTCTTTGGTCAATATCTTTTTTATCTCCATGTCCTGATAATATAACAGTACCGTCTTTATCTGTTATTGCTTTATCACAGCTACCTAGCATATCTAAAGTAATACTTTCTAAAGATAGTCCTTTAGTTTCTGAAATTACAGTACCGCCTGTTCTTATAGCTAAGTCTTCTAATATTTCATTTCTTTCATCACCAAATCCTGGAGCTTTAATAGCGCAAGCTTTAACTACTCCGCTTATATTATTCATAACCAAAGATGACAATGCTTCGCCTTCTACATCTTCAGCTATAATAAGAATTGATCTTTTATTTCCTATAACTTGTTCTAGTATAGGTAAAAACTCTTCCATTATAGATACTTTACCATCATATAGCAGTATATAGGGATTAGAAAGCTCTACAGACATCTTAGCTTTGTTATTTATAAAATGAGGAGATAAGTATCCTTTATCTAACTGCATGCCTTCTGTGAGCTCTACACTCGTCTCCATACCTTTAGCTTCTTCTACAGTAATAACTCCTTCTGATTTAACTTTTTCCATAGCTACAGAAATTAGGCTACCTATTTCATCGTCATTATTAGCAGAGATAGTTGCTATTTGTTTTATTAGATTATAGTCTTTATTTACTTTAACAGAAGATTTTTTAACTTCCTCTACTAAGTCTGATACAGTAACATCAATACCCTTTTTTAATTCTAAGGGACTTGTTCCTGCCGCTACATTCTTTAATCCTTCTGCTAATATAGCCTGTGCTAATACTGTAGCAGTTGTTGTTCCATCACCAGCTAAGTCGTTAGTATTAGTCGCAACTTCTTTAACCATTTGCGCTCCCATGTTTTCAATAGGATTTTTTAATGTAATTTCTTTAGCCACACTCACACCGTCTTTAGTTATGTATGGGTTACCATGTGTTCTCTGTATAACTACATTTCTGCCTTTTGGACCTAGTGTAACTTTTACAGCGTCTGCTAATTGATCTACTCCTTTTTTTAATGCATTTCTTGCATCAATGTTAAATGTTATTTCTTTTGCCATGTTGTTTTATTTAATAATTGCTAATATATCATGCTCTTTAAGCATAAGTAACTCTTTGCCTCCATACTGCATTGTAGTTCCTCCAAACTGAGAGAACAATACAGTATCGTTTTTCTTAATTTTAGTTATCTCATCTCCAACTGCAATAACTTTGCCTTCGTTTGGCTTTTGATTATTAGCAGTGATGATACCCGATGCAGTTTTCTTTTGAGCATCTTTTTGCTCAATAATAATGTTTTTACCTAGTGGAATTATTTTCATTTTATGTTTTATTTTTTTGTTTAAATACTTTTCTAATTATTTCTATTGGTGCAACAAAATAAATATCTTCTTTTACTTTTAAATCTATATGAGAGTAACTATCATGTTGATTTGGATTAAAATCTCTTACTGGATAATTTTTTCTTGTACAACCCGTTATATTATAACTAAGAGGTATTTGAGCGTAAACCGTAACTCCTTTTGTAGAAAGCCATTCTGCTTCTCTAACTAATAATCTATCTTCTAATGTCATTAATATATTTTTTATTTAAACCATACAGCATACACCTTAGTACCGTTAGAGGTGGTACATGCGTGTACCCTTTTCTTTTCCTCTTGTTTTTTTAACTTGTTTTTGTCCCAGTATTTTGGATTCTTGCTGTTCAGCTTCCTTTTTTTTGTCATAAAGCTCCATGTTTTTAATTAATTTTTGATTCTGTTTTTTCATATTAAAATATATATCTTATTGTGTTCCAGTTTATAATACTGTCGTGTAAATCTACAAATTGTTTTATATAATTACGTTTTAATTTGTGATTATATCTAACGTTTTTTCCACCATACTGTGATGTTTTAGACTCTTGTATGTCTGGTACCCATAAATCTTTTTCTGTCAAGGGATTAGCCTCTAGATTTTCCATGTGTTTTTTAAAGTTATGTGTTAAGAATATGCATTCTGATAAAACTATATTTTTATTTATAACATGGTTATTAACTAAATTAAATAACTCAGTATAATCTTCTAGCCATCCTTCATAAACTATAATAGGAGAAAAATTAATATGTACATCATAACCAGCATCTATAAATTTATCAATAGCTTTTATTCTATCTATAATTTTAGAGGTAAAAGGCTCGTGTATATTTGATTTGACTTGTGGCATTAAACTGAATCTAATTCGTATTTTACCATTAGGATCAAAATCTAATAAGTTTTTATTTACATATTTAGTAGCAAAACTGCCCATTATATCTGGGTGCTCTTTAAAGAAAGTAAATATTTTTTCCCACTCATGGTGCTTAGCATGTAATGCAAAATCTTCATTACAGCTTATATCATAAGTCGTATATTTTTTATGTGTTTGGTTAGGCTTGTCAACTACTGCAAATGCAGCATGACTATTTATTTCTGTTAGTATATCTTCTGTGTTTGTAGCTACAGAAAGCCCCTTAGCCTTGTGTCGTTTCATATAACAATAAGAACAATTATATAAACAACCATATCCAAAGCTAGGGGTTATAAAATCAGTAGACCTTCCAGAAGGCCTTATTTTAAATGTTTTTCTATTTACTTTTTTGATCATCTATTTTTTCTAATTCAAATTCTAAGTGAGCTATTGCTTTTTTTAAACAGTCTACAGGAGTATCATGTTTATGGTATGCACGTAAAATATAAGTAGTAGCGGTTGCAAGGTGGTAGGATAAATTAAAATTATCACATACCTTTCTTGCCTCATAACCATTTCTACCTCTATAATAATTTGGAACTCTAGTGTCTTTTAATCCCAATTCTTCTTTAGACATTTTCATTTTAGGATTTATATTTGTAGTAGAGTCCATATTTCTGTCAAATTCATAGTAATATTTATTGTGCTTTGTCATTAGTCTAGTTTTGTTTTAAAGTGATCTATTATTTTATTCATCTGTCTTTTGTAGAATAAATCAAAATCTACATATTCCATTTGCCCTGACTCTCCATTTAATTGCTTTGGCTGTGTTTTTTCCCATAACCTAAATAAGACCGCTCTCATTCTTTGTGATGGTGTTTTTTCTTTAAATTCCGCGTTTACAGTTGCTCCTTCTACTGCATCTATTTGTTCTTGAGATATTTTCTTTGTAGAAACCAGGATATAACCTGGCTTCTTTCTTAATCTCATAATAGCTGCTTCTGTATCGTTTGTAAGTTCTGGTGTTCCTAAGATAACTCTTAAAGAATTATCTGCCATAGTGGATACTTTATCTATCCCTCCTTCAAATACTACTGAATGTTTCATATTATATATCGTTTGTCATTATGTGAATATTTCTTTCTGAGTTTTTATTAAGATAATCATAACCTTGTCCAGGCCAATAATCATTTTTTGTGCAATAATTATATATCTCTAGCTCTTGGTTATACATATACCTTCCATCGTCTAACATGTCGTCACCTATTTGAAATACATTCATATTAAATGGAGGTGATTTTTCTATAGCTACTATATAAAACTCATCTGCTCCTACAGCGTCCATATAGAATGCTGCCTGCTTATGATACTTATATTTTAATATAGACCTTCTAAAGCCACTATACGAAGCGTCTTGCGTTGTTTTAAGATCTATAATAATATTAGGCTTTGGCTTATAGCAATCTAACATACCCTTACACTCTACATCATGAGTTTCGTTATGCCATGTTATTATTTTTTCTTTCTCTCCTCCTGAGAGTAATTGTTTAATAGTAGAATCTTTCATTAACTTCATAGTCATCTGTTCAATTAATTCAAATTCAGATTCTGTTATAACGGTTTTAAAGAAATTCTTTTTTTCAAATTCTGCATAGTCTGCCTTTCCTACTTTAGTTCTTTTATCAAACTTAGGCGCTACTGCGTAATTTTTATTAAATTCAGATGGTTGCAATACATTAACATGAAACGCTGATCCAAATTTCATTGCTGCTGTTGGTAGCTGTGGATTATCCAATCTAAATCTAAAATATTCAGGAGAGTTTCCTGATAAGTTATTCAACATACTGTTAGATACATATTCTGTATTCTGGTAGTAGTCGTTGTGCGATAATTTGTCTTTTAATATTTTCATTTGTTTTACATAAAGGCAATAAAGCCCCTCCGAAGAAGGGCTCTAATGCAAACAAAACAAAGGTTAAAGAGAAAGTTCTACAAACGTAGTTACTACTCTTTTGCTCCCTTTTCCTCCTCTTGACCTTCGTTATCTTTATCAGACGCATGCTGATCGTCTAACTCTTTCATTCTTACCAATATATTTGCTGCTTCTGGAATATTCATACAATAAGAAAATAAGCTTCTTCTAAATTCTTTAATTTCTGACGGTGAGTCAGTACCATTGTAATCTTTATGCAGCCATGTAAGTAACGCTACCTCATGAGCATGTAATGCTTCAGATAACGCTTTTAAAGTATCACTAACAGGTTTTTCAACCTTATACTTTTCTCCCATAATGTTAATCTTTTCTTTTGGTTCTTTTTTCTTTGTTGCCATATTTAATTTTAATTTGTTACTTTTATTTCTACTCCTGGATTTTCTTTATCATAAACATAATCTTCAAATGAAGGTTTTATAAATTCACAATTATCATCTTCTATCCATTCGTATTTAACCATTAGATCTTGTACTGTTTGAGCTGGATTTATATAATCAAATTTTCTTCTACTTTTTCTAAAGAATTTAAAGCTCACTTCATACGGTGGTTTTTTTTCTTTTATTAATTCTAAGAATTTTTCTTTATTCTCAACCCACTCTTGTTTTGAGTCTTTTATGTAATTCATCGTTGTTTTAGAGTGGATTAAATACTTTCCTGTCCATCGTTTTCCGTTCTTACTAGATGGGACATTTCCTGCTATAAATATCTCTGCCATATTGCAAAGATAACAATAAATTTGAGAGTTTCACCTTTAGAGTTGTGGCGCACTTAAATCTTAAAAGCTTAACCTGTCTAGCAGGACACTTACCTGACGCTAGGGGATCTGTTATCTCTCTCATTTATATTTATTTAGAAGGGCATATCTTCATCGTTATTGTCTTCGCTTAAAGATGTTATTGTGCTTTCATTAACACTATTGTTTGTGTCAGCCCATTCTTTGTGTTTCTTGGCAAATTCAATTCTTGCAGGTGTGTCTAAAACTTGATTCATGTCTGCATTGTAAGTACATTTTCCTCCTTCTTTAGAACTCCATCTATACCCTACAGAAGTTCTAATAACAGGCTCTCCTGTTCCTTTTACTATTGTAGTATATTCTTGAGACGTAAGACATATCATTAATGTTTTGTCTACAGCTTCATTCATAGCTTTGCTGTCGTCTGAAAAATCTTGTACACCACAATTTATTAAGAAATCTCTTAATTGTTTTATTTTCCAATCTTTAGATGTTTGCCTGTCTGTTTCTTTAACTGCCCAAAACCTACATTTACCTACTTCTCCAGATGCAGCTGTTACTAAAAAGTCTATAAACGGACTTCCAGTATAGCTATCTAATTGATCAGAAGTCTTAATACCCGTAACTGTACACAGATGTGCTCCTGGGTTAAGGTATTCAAATCTTTGCCCTTTAGCAGATCCTGTTGTTGTGACATTTAAGTCAAATGGTAATACTTTCATTATTTATTGTTTTTAATTTTCCAGTTAATATAATTTGTTAGCGTTACACCATCAAACACTAATTTGTTCTTTTCGGGAATATATGGATACTCTTTCCCGTTAGTATGTTTTTGTGTTTTAAGCGTTTGTATTGGCAGTCTATATAAGAATCTACCTATACCCCAAGATACACATGCACGTTTAAAAGCATCTGATACATGACCTTTATCTTTTTCTACATTAGACTCTGAACCTGTGTCTGATTTCCATACCCACTGATTATATGCAACTTCAGATTCATTGTCTTTTGAATCACAACAAATACCTATTTTACAAAATAGTAATCCATTTTCTTCATAGAATATACTTTGCCAGTTTTCAGGACCTACTACTTCATCTAGTAAGTCTTGACAATCTCTTGCATCTATATAGGCAACGCAATTTGCTTTACCATATTTTGATGACTGTACCCTCCATTTAAAAGGAAGTTCTTTTTTTAAATCTTCTAATTTCATTTTTCTTTTTCTTTCTTTTGATTTTTCTTAATCTTTTTTATTGCCGACAACGCAATAACGAATTTTACAAAGCGCCTTATCATAATAGGCCTACCTCTTAGTATAAGAGTAACTGCTATTTCTTTAAAAGTTAATAGTAATACTTCTTTTACAAGTGCTTTGTTAATACCTAAATCATAAGCAATCTCTGCCGCTATGTCTCTTACTCTTGATTTTTCTCTGTTTTTTTGTTCCATTTAGGAGCAAATATACATATTTAATTTTTATCTCCAAACAATTGAACAGCTAAATAAATAGGGACAACGATTAATGTACTCAAAATTAATGAGAACATAAGAGGTGTCGCTATAAATATAAATCCTGTTATTGTTGCAATAGATAATATAGGATATTTTGAAAATATCTTAAATTTATTCATAATCTTCAAATTTAGTTAATTCACTTATAAATTTTAAAGTCACTTCACCGACTCCAATATTTCTGCCTTTCGCAAATATAATACTAGCTATACCTTTTGCGTTATTACCTGCATCGTCATATTCTAATCCATAGTACTCAGGACGATATATAAGCATAACTACATCTGCAGCCTGCTCTATCTCACCTGATTCTCTAAGATCAGAAAGTGTGGGCTTACTGTTGTTTCTCATACCTACACCTCTATTTAACTGACTTAATGCTATTACTGTTATATTAAGCTCTTTAGCAAGATTCTTTAACTTACGCGCAACCTTACTAACTTCTTGCTCTCTTGACAGTCCTTTAGCGCTATATGATACTAATTGTAAATAGTCTACCATAACTAATTTAACGCCTCTATTTTTAACATATTCTTTTATTCTGTATACTAAGTAATTTAGTGATGTGATGTTACACTCATCTACATTTAGCGGAATGTTTTCTAAGACAGTTGTAGCGTCATGTATTCGCTTTAACTCTTCATCATTTAAAGTACCGTTAGATATGTAATTATTTGAAACTCCTGATTCAACAGATGTTAATCTTTTAAGAAGTTGATTACTACTCATTTCGTAAGAAAATATTACTGTAGGAGTATCTCCATATTTAGCTGCATTATAAGCCAAGGCTAAAGCAAAACTTGTTTTACCCATAGAAGACGCACCGCCAACAATAATTAAATCTGTTTCTTGCCAGCCTCCTGTAAACTTATCTATATCTCTAAATCCTGTAGGAGTACCAATTAGGCCTTCTGTATTCATTCTAACTTCTATGTCTCCAAGCATGTTTCTTAATTGCTTTTTTAAATCTGCAAGCTCTTCGCCAGAAGACATATTTATTTTAGAAATGTCTTTTTGTATATTACCAATAATAACTTCTAATTCTTCTCTATCTGTAAGTTGATTATTTACATTACACACTATACCTAGAAGAACTCTTTTCTGAAACTCTTCTTGCAGTATAGCTATACAAGTTTTGGCTTCTGTAAAAGAATAAGCTTCTTCTGTTATTTCTGACAGTTGTAATACAACATTATCTCCTTTTATAAGTTTACCTAAAGTTAATATGTCTACGGTTTCACCTCTATCTTTTTGCTTTAAAAGCGCAAGATAAATAGATTTGTGAAATGGTATATTAAATAAATCTTCATGCAAAAGATTTGCATACTTATCATAAACAGTTTCTTCAATTATAATTTTACCTAAAAGAGTTTGTTCTATTTCAAAATTTGTCATAATGTATTTTTAAGGGAAGGGCGAATATACATATATTATTCATTGTATTTTCTTTTAGCATCAGCTTTATCTTCTAAAGCATTTTCTCTCATTCTATCATTATATTCATCTATAGGTTCTAAATCTATTTCATCTAGCCAATCATTACAATCTAGACATTCGTAACCCTCTGAGTCTGTATGCTCTTTACATTCATAGCATATTCCTGAGTCTGATATTTGAGCGGAGCAGCACCAACTTACAGTGCTCTCCTCATATTCTGACCCACAACATTTACTTACTAACATATTATTCGTATTTAAAGTTAACTATCTCTTGTTTGTATTCTTCAGCACGATTGTGTCTTTCGTACCATTTTTTTCCTCTAAGAGTTTTATCAACTTCTTGAAGTTTTCTTCTAGCTCTTGTTATAGAGTCAGCGCTAGACAGTATTTTATTACTTAAGTATAAATCAAAGAAGTCTTCTAAATTTTTATCTTTAGGCATTTGCCAGCTCCACACTAAAATACATAGTGATCTATCACTATCTTTAGCAGTTCTAGATATATTTAGTATTTGTCTAACTAATTTATGCAGCTTATTCATATTACTGGTATTGTTCCTAATTTTTCAAATGTAGTAGATATAGCTCCGCCATCATTACCTTCATCGTCCATCATTGGCACTAACCAATATTTATTATCTAATTGAATAGCTATTGGTCTCTTATACCATCCAGAGTCTTCCATTTCTACTCTAGTCATATACTCTACTTTTGTTATTTTCTTGCCAACTAAATGTTTAGCAATTTTTTCTGTCCAGTATTGCTCTACTGGTTTTCCTTCAATTTTGTATTCCATAATTCATTTGTTTTATTAAATTCTTTTATTAAGATATTTTCTTCATTATCTGATAATAATAAAGATCCTTGCATGTATAAATTATGTAATTCAAAAATACTAGGACTATAACCAAATTTTTCTTTATAATTTTTTATTATTGTTTCCATAATTTATTTTATATTACCCAACATCCAGTGTCGGTTTCTGTTAAAATATAGTAGTCATCTTCTTCAAAATCTTCTTTATCTAAAAATTGGATTCCATTTACTACTAAATCATCAATGTTTAATATATTCAAATCAACATCTATTTCTATTAGATAATCAAATAGCTCTTCATAGTATTCGTCATCTATGTCTACACAGCAAGACATCATTAGTCTGTTTAAATTAAATTCTTTCATAATTTATTTATTTTTATAGTGCTGCCCATCCAATAAAGTAAAAAGCTTTGATACCTTTCTTGCCTTTATAGCCTCTATTTTCTTTCATTCTTTTTAATACTGCTCCTGTTATTTCTATACATACACAGTCTTCCCATTTTTGTGCAACATTAAGCATTTTATGTTCCCATTTTTCAAATGCTTTAGTTCCATATCGTGGATTATCATCACGCATTATAAAGCCCGATGTTGTTGATATTGTA